GGGATCTCTTCCCAACCTAAGTCAGTAAAGCTAGATGATGATGACCAGAAAGGTGCTAGCTTTGGCGTAGACCACTTACCATAGAGAACGCCCATCTCTCTAAACCAGTTCTGCCACTTAGCATGGATGACGTGTCCTTCTGCAAAGATGGAAGCTAACCTAGCGGTAGGCTTATCACGGGTCTCAACATAGTTACCCTTGATAGCGTGGTACTGTGCTAATGCACACCAATCGTCCTTGATGATATCTGAGGGATGAATGTAACTCATATCACGATCATCGAAAGGACGTGACAATACATGGCGCTCTACTGCGCCCATGAGTCTAGTCTCCCGCTTGTTAGCTGTAAGAAATGCTTTTAAATCTTTACTGGCAATAGTCTTAGGTTTGCCCATACTTTCTGCCCTCTTTCTCAAACCACTCTTCTAGAGTGATCCCCAGTTTTTTAATCCTGCGCTCTACAGCATTTCGCTCTCGGTGAGACATGCCACCAAATATTCCATGCTGTTCCGATTTTAGTATAGCCTCTTTTAGGCACTCTTGTCTAACCGGGCATGGAGGCTGACCGTCTTTACCCCAGCATATTGCTTTCGCTTTGTCTGCGATAGGTTTGTATAGCGCCTTATCACGTGGAGGAAAGAAAATTTCTGTGTCTTCTCCTTGACACTTTGCGTCGTAACGCCATGTCCATGAGGGGTCGTCAGAGTAACGTAAAACCAATTATTCACCTTGTTCATCGTGGCCCCCCACTCCCTTATTGTACATTGCATCAGTCAATTCATGAAAATGGTGCTCAAGGATGATGACATAGTCTTCCCCGTCTAAGTGGAAAGCTAGCACCGGTTCACGGCTATCTAGGATCGCCTCTGTGGTGATCTTATCTAGGATAGTTGACTGGATGCTGAAAGATTTCTTGCTAGTCCACTTGTGCTCAAAGAGATAGTGGTCATTCCGCACATCGCCCTTCCGGGACCAGAAGGCCCCAGAAGCAGCGCTGCGTGCCCCGTCAGTTAACTTAGCCAGCCTCTTCTCATGCTTGAGAGACTGCTTTTGACCCTCACTCTTCATCTGGGGCTTCCAGCATTAATGCCGGACTATTCTTAAGAGTATCCATAACAGCTGCACTGATCTCATCCCTGAGGTCAATCTCTTCTCTTAGAGAATCAATAAGAGCCTGAGAGCCCTGCCACTTACGGTCTTTGTAATACATCCAGCCGCCACGACGGTCTACGATACCATTGAGGATAGCCAGAGCAATGATCTCTTTGCCGGTGTCATAGCCTCCGCCGTTAACCGGACCACCCTCTGCAAAGTAGAAGTCTAGGTAAGCAGTCTGCTGTGGGGGATAGGTCTTGTTCTTAATAGTACGGACACGGATGGTCTGCCCCACACGCCTCTTCTCCTGTCCGGTGCCTACCTCAAGCCAATCGTCACGCTTTACTTCGCAACGAACGCTGTAGGCGTAGTCTTTGCCAAGACCTCCAGGCGTAGTACGAGGATCGCCGTGCATGACGCCAATCTTCATACGGTATTGGTTGATCATGATGCCCAAGACTGGGCGCTCTGATTCAATCAAATCACGCTTTGTAGCTGATGAAACTTTACGGAAGAACTTGTTGGTGATTAATGCTCCTCGCCCCACAGTAAATTCTTCCATGTGCTTCTCATCTTCCGCACTAGGAACCAAAGCAGGAAGGGAATCAATAACAACCATATCCACCGCTTTGCTTTCCATGAACTGAATAACTGCGTCAAATGCATCCTCCATACCATTAGTCTCTACAATGATTACACGCTCAGTATCAACCCCGCATAGTTCTGCGTACTCAGGGTCAAAGTCCTCGGCAGCAATCCAGACAGCTGTGAACTCTGGGTTCTTAGCCTGGTTGGCTGCGATTGTCTTAAGTGCTAGAGCTGTCTTGCCGTGAGATGCCTCACCTACAAGCTCAACCCATCGGTTCATAGGCCAACCCCCACCAAGAACTACGTCTAGGGTGAGTGAGCCTGTTGGGATACGGTTAGGAAGATTGACTTCGCTAGCACGTACGACTGTGCCAGCACCAAGCTTCTTGTTGATATTAGCTACTACCTTTAATGCTTCTGCATTTAGAACTGCCATTAACCGATCCTATCTACGATAATATTTGGATTAAATCCTGCACCTTGACCTACTTGTTTAGCCGGAGTAGCATTACCTCCACCACTTCCTCCCGGCATTCCTGCACCGGAACCTTGCTGCAACAACGGGTAACCACAGTCGTAGCATCTAGCACGCTGTGAACCTTGTGGGGCAAAGTAATTGCCTGAATAACAATTAGGACAGTTATCAGCTTGCCTCTGGCTCTGAGCCTTAGTCAAGGTCTGATCTGTCTTAGGATCATAGGTAACTGGTGCATTGCCTTGTGAAGGCCTGTATACAGTTCCAGGATTAGGAGTTACTGGAGGAGTACTGCTGGGAGCAGGTGCTCCGCCTCCAAGCTTACTTGCCCACCAATCATTCGCCACGTTTTGTTCCTTTCTCCTCTATGAGACCTAAGTTAAATAATGTAGAGACGCAAGATAATGTTGAGGATAGAGCTACTAACCTAAAGAGCTTAGTTAGGTTCTCTAAATCTTCTAGCCCAAACTTCTCTAGCTCGTAGTCATCTTCTAATGCGTATGCTGATACAGCAATCTTTGATGAGATCTCTGCATGTGAATCTATAAACGGAATAAGTTGAGAGAACCTTTCCAACCTATCCTGGCTGGCACGCTCCTCCATCTCAGCTACTTCGTCTGAGATAGGTGGAAGTCCCATAGCCTCTGCAATCTCTTCTGCAGGCATAAGCATAGAGTCATAGATGACCTGCCTAATGAGTACAGGAAGAGGAGTATGTGTTACCCGGTTGTCCTCAAAGACAACCCTCTTCTGCTTCTTCTTGAAACGATCAAACATTACTTGGCCTCTCCCCAGCGCTGTACAGTCTTCACATCTGCAATCATAGGGATGTCAAGAGCTTTAATACCTTCCATAGCCTCACGAATTGCTGCCTCTGTTTCCTCTGCCAAACTATCAGGAGTAACAGTAACTAGTTCATCATGGATAGTAAGAATTAAGCTAGCCTCATCCGGAATCATCTTGTGAGCTCTGATCATAGCAAGCTTAATCAAGTCTGCTGAAGAGCCCTGGATAACTGTGTTAAACGCCTGACGTTCTGCTCTAGAGCGTTCCCATTGAACACCAGAGCGTAGATCAGGAAGGTAGCGGCGACGTCCCATGTAGGTAATTGCATAAGGAACCGGACCACGGTTACGGCTTTCAGTGATGATCTGCTTCTTGTACCTAGATACTGATGGGAACTTCTTCATAAAGGAGTCCAGCAGATCTCTAGCTTCGTTAACAGATACGCCAATGGATGTGGCGATCTTGTCAGGTCCCACACCGTACATCATGGCTAGGACTAAAGTTTTGGCAGCAGATCGGTCTACCCCTACGGTGCTGCCGATGGTGGTATAAATGTCCACACCATCCATATATGAGCCACACAAGATTCTGTCTTTACTGAACGACGCAAGTACACGTGGTTCAATCTGAGAGTAGTCAGCTACCACTAGCTTGTAGCCCTCAGGTGCAATAAACAAGTTACGGATAGCCTTACCGTTCTTAGTACGTGGGTTAGGCACGTTTTGAAGATTAGGGTTACGACTTGAGAAACGACCGGTCTCTGCACCATACTGAATGAAGTCAGTGTGGATACGGTTCTTGATCATAATAGACTTCTTAGCAACGGTCTTAGACTTACCCGCAGTTGTGCGTGTAATGTCTCCACCCAAGTAAGGAATCACATAAGTGGTTAGAAGTTTATTAAGATCTGAATACTGTAAGAGAGCATCTACCAAAGCATCCTTGCCCTCAAACATCTTGATAGCAGGCTCAGCTACGGAGTATTCATTGACCGTAGGGTTCTTACCCTCATCCACCCGCTTCTGTCCTGCAGGAGTTAGGAGCTTAGGACGTAGACCACGCCCACCCTCTGCCTTCTTAGAAAAGAGAATAGACTGTTTCTCAGGCACGCTATTAATGTTAAAAGCTTTGCCAGCAAACTTATAGATGTTTGCCTTACAGACCTCAAGCTGAAGTTCTAGATCTGCTTTGAGGGTAGCCAAGGAATCCACGTCAATATCTGCGCCACGTAGTTCCATGTTACAGATAACCTCAAGTACATCCATCTCAAGATGGAAGATACCGGAGAGCTTGTCGTTGCCTAGGTCTTGCTCGTACTTCTTGTAGAGCTTCCAAGTCCACTCAGCATCTAGGCCGGCATACGTAGCCACCTCATCAAAGGAATACTTCTCTACCTCTTTACCAACGCCCTTAACCATTTCATATCCAAGCTCACGCTTCAAGCAGTCAGCAAGACCTAGGTGTAGGCTGTTACGGGTATTGAGAACAAACGCAGCATTGAGCGTACAGAAGTATGGCTGTGCTGGCAGCTCCTTAAGATACTTTGTAACGCTCTGTAAATCAAACTTTAGGTTGTGGCCGATCTTAAGCTTATCGCCTGTGAACAAAGGCTTAAGTTTTTTAAATACCTCTGCAGGAGTTAGCTGATCAGGAGCCTCTGTAAAAATCTTTGTAGCCTTACGCTCATCCTTACTATAATCAGAAGGACGGATAGGCAACCCCTTTAGAATACGCTCTTTAACTGAGGGAAGCAATGGAAATTCAGTGCGTACGTAATCACCGTTTGGATGTCCCATAGGGATAACATCTACACGGCCTTCTGTAGCCATGGCGATCCATGTAACAATATTAAGACGTGGATCTCCACGGTGATCGCCTACTGTTTCAACGTCAAATACAAAAGAGTCTTGTGCCATATAGGCATCAAATACCTCGTTGAGTTGTTCAGTGGTTGTAACTATATTCATTGCTCTCCCTCAGTTGTGTTAAGGGCCCGGAAAGAAAGGAGGTAAAAACCAGGCCCTCAACATTTAATGGACTAGATTAGTTAGCTGATGCAATCTCACGAGCGATCTCAGCCAATTCAGCCTTAGTGGACGTGTGGAGAGCTTCAGGTCCAAGAGGTTTCATTGTCTTAATCAACTCAGCACAAGCGACTGGGTCTAGTTGCCATTCCTCAGCAAGGTCACGTTCCTTCACAGGAACAACCGAATAAGTAGTCTTCTGACCTGTGCCAGACTTGCTTACAGCCCAGTAAAGATCTGGACGGTTAAGTGGGCCTGTCTTAGGATTAGAAGCAAGCTTCTCAAGTTGACCACAAAGACGAACACCAATGGTCATAAGTTGGACCTGTGGATCTTCATCTGAGAGGTTGAGAACAGTGAATGCAAACTTTTGATCTGGCTTACTGCCAACTGCAATTAGTGGATCATCTTCACCGATGCTGATAAATGACTTCTTACCAGGACGGTTGATCCAGTGCTGCATGAAGACCATAGGTTCGTCTGAGATAAACTTAATTAGTTGTACATCTTCATCAAAACGGAAGTCTGTAGCAAATGTACGAGTAGGCTTAGCTGCCGCCTTTTTAGCTGCTTCCCAACCTGTTTGAATAACAGATGAGTGTGCAGGTACTTCGTTTTCGTCTTCTTCAATAAACAATTCAGCAACTTCTTCAGCTGTCTCGGTTGCGTATTGATCAACGTTTGGAACGTCTGACTTGATTTTAAGTGAGCTGGTCATGTTGACCCTTTCGGTAGTTGGTTGATATCTGGGACTATAGTCCGTACGATAGGTTGTTAGTTTGTTTCTTGATCATGAATCTTCTTCCAGGTTTCTGCTAACTCAATAGACAGATCTGGGTGACGATTCCAATCAACTCTCGGAGACCCAATGAGACCCCGATCTTGGAAGCTTTTAATAGTTGCCTCAATCATTACTTTGGAATACATACGCCAACCTGGCTTCTTTACTCCATCAACGATCATAGACTTAAGACGATAGGGTGCACGTGGAATGTATCCTTTGCGTTCCCAAAGTCTTACTGTAACTACTGGCCTTCCCAGTGCTTGGCACAATGACCCTACACTGTAAAGTTCTACCGACTTTCCATTCGGTAATGTTTTTACCTGTGGATTTGCATCCCAGGAATCTAGTATTGCCGGCTTCTTTGCTGCCACACCTGGCTCTAAAGGACGGCGTTTCCTTTTAGACCCTGGATAAAACTCTTCTAAGTCCTCAAAGAACTTATCAACATTGTCTTCCATGCTATTCCTCTACGATATAAAAAGCATATGAGACACTCTTAGGGAACATCTCATCAATCTCCTCTTCTGTGAGAAGACCATCGTAGAGACAAGCCATTACTTCTGACTCATCTAGTACTGGAATCATCTTAAAGCAGCGGTCATAGATATCCTTTTTCTTTAGGATATCTTCTGCTACGGCTTGGTTTAAGGATTGCGATACACGGCGCTGACGTTTAAGAGCTGTTACGCCTGCAACATTCTCAGGCAGCTCATAGATAAGGTGTCCCTTTTCATCAGGCTCTCCATCAGTGTCTACGATATCAGACAGTTCTGACTTGAGTTTGCCCACATCTTTAGACATATCGTCAATACGACGCTTAATAGTAATATACTCAGCAACCTTAGCTAACAAGGGGTTGGCTGGCTTTGGACTTTCTTTTTCAATAACCTTTGGCATGAGTCTCTCCTCCTGCCTTTAGGATACCCGATTATTTTAGGGATTGCAAATCGGTATCTAAATAGGCTCTAAGAGCCTCAATAATTACGTCCGTAACGGTACGCTTGTCTTCGGCTGCCTTGGTCTTGACAGCAGACCAGAGCTCATCTGATACCCGGATGGTGCGGGTTGGGGTCTTCGGTGCGTTCGGCATAGTGGTACAAGTCTAAACCGAAATGTTCTCCAAAAAAGCCCTAAGTGTTCCCACAGTTAAGTTCACCCCACCGGCCTCATTGATACCCTCACCATCAATAATGGCATTGGCTACAGACATCTTCTGTACTAACATAGAATGCTGCCGTTCTTCAATAGAACCTTCCATAAGAAAGTCCTGAATAACTATTGACGGCCATGTACTAGACGCTCTACGAATGCGCCCATTACGCTGGAGTGCGAGGCCCGCATTCCACGGGAGATCATAGTTAATGAGTAGATTAGCCTGAGGAAGATCCACGCCATAGCCACCGGCATCACTAGACACAAGAATACGACAATCTGGATCAGTTTGAAACCAGACCTTAGATTCTTCTTTTTGTTTTGCATCCATCTCTCCAGTATATTTTGCTGACATATATCCTAAGTGCTCCATGATAAGCCAGACCATATGTACATAGCTTGTAAAGATGACAACTTTGTTATCATCATTTTGATTTAAGAAGTCATCTACATATTGTTTGAGTGCAGCTAGCTTAGGAAACTTTGTAACCTTATCTAACAATCCGGCTTCCTTCAGCTGTCCTACATAACCGGATGTAGTGCTGGACTCCATTAGGAGATCAGGGTGATCGCACAACATTCTAAGTGCTGTTAGCTTAGACATGACCTTACCTTTTAGAGCATCCATAACATCGTTAGTCTTCTCACCGGTGTAATGAGAGAACAGATCAAAAGATGTGCCAAAAGAATCTACGGCCTCATCCAAATCGTTAAGAAGTTCCCTGGCGATATGCTTATACAGTTTAGCTCCGGCGCTATCAAAACCTACAAGAACAGGCTCAGCAAAGATGGTATCCGGTAGATATGGGGCTACATCAGGGTCTTGTTGACGCTTTCGTACTGACGCTGTGGCCATAGTCTTGCTGAGGGTTGCTAGGTTCCGGTAACGCTCTACTCCACCAAATTGGTTGCGAACAATAAAGGTCTTATCAAATAGATCAAAGCGACCAAGAACCTTGCTATCTACAAACTGCATGATGCTATAGAGCTCTTCCGGCTTACCGTTTTCAATAGGGGTTCCGGTAAGGGCAAACTTAACTGGGCTCTTTATATCCTTTACGTGCTTGGAACGCTTAGACTTAAAAGACTTAATAGCTGTTGCCTCATCGCAGATAACAAATCCACGGGATAGTAAGGAGACATAGTCCCAGTCATTTACAATCTGTTCGTAGTTTAGGATAACGTAATCAACGCCAATGCCACTAATAGCTTCAGCGTATTGCTTTGCTCTTTGTGACCTACTTCCATCAATAACTAAAGGGATAGCAGCTCCACCGGTAAACTTTTTAATCTGCTCAGCCCACTGATACTTCAATGAAGATAAGCAGATTACTATCCCTGCGTCCTGGATCTCTCCCAGATCTTTAAGCTTTTCAATGGCAGCAATTGTCAGGACAGTTTTACCCAGGCCAAGGTCGTAGGCCACAAGCATCTTCTTGCGATCTACCATGGCCTCTACGGCCTCAACCTGATACGGTAAAAGTGTTCCTGTAAAACTCATACCAATTGCTCAGATTTCTTTTGTTTTCTTTCTAGATACTTTTCTTTACGACAAGTAGTACAGTACTTTATTAATGTTCCTGCCTTAGAAGGTTTTTCTACATCGTACTCATGCCCTCTAGGACAAAGAGAAAGGTCTGTGTTGTATACCCTTGAAATACCTCTACGAATATTTTCTTTCTTAGAGACTTCTTCAAGGTGATCTGGATTAACACAGGTCTTTACTCTACACAGATGATCTATTTGAGTGTTATCACCAAGCTTTTGTTTAAGTACTGCATAGGCCATACGGTGTACTAGATACAACTTGCGATTGATAGCATACCTACCATAACCATCCCAAAGAGACCCTTTCCATAACCAGCAAGAGTCCGTCTTCTCAATCTTATTCCAAAATCTATCTGGAAGTTCTTCAATTGAGTTATAGTCTAAAGAGTTATCAGCCATTAGATCCTCGCCATCAAAGTAGTCTTTACTGCAAACTCCAGATCTTCAATAGAAGAATTGTTATGCACATAGGCATCAAACTCCCAAGCATCTAGATCATGCTCTGAGACGTGATCATTGACTGCCTTTACCCCATTACGCTCTACACGCCATATCTGTGCGTTGCCTTCTCTAAAAGGGGACTTAAGTACTACAGCCTCATTTTGAAAGCGCACATCAGTTACAACGTAGTTACCGTCTCCTGACATAGTACGAATGGCTTTAATAATCCAAATATCTTCATCAATAATAGTTCTAGCACCTACTCCCAATGCCTGGAGTAAACGACGGACTTCAGGTTCTTGTTTAGCAACATCCCAACCATCTCGGTCTACAACAGTTTTTAAATCCCATCCCCCACCGTCAAACTCAAACCCAACTATGGGATTCATTTTGTATAGAAGTTCACGAATAGGGTCAGCAAAAGCTACACGCTCAAACCCATGGTTCTCTACTAGATACTTAGCTACAGTGTCTTTACCTGACTGGGCGTACCCAGATAGTCCAATGATCATACAAATGCCCTTTCTCCAAATACTGAATGTTTAGCCTTATCCACTCCTAGTATAACCTCATCTACCCCCATATCGCCAATATCTTTGGCATCTGTGGTGTAGTTAAAGAACTTACACTCCAACCCATTTTCTTTTAGCTTTGCTAGCATCTCTTTAGATGCCTTCAATCCAGCTGCGTCTACCTTTGGATTATCAAAGGCAACGATTAAACTATCAGCAGACCTCATAAGGTTTAACTGATCCTTGCTGAAGGATGCGCCGTAAGTTGCAACCCCTCCTTGTATTCCCAATGACCATAGCTTTACGCAATCAAGCGGAGACTCAACTATGATCATAGGGCCGCCCTTATATTGACCAAAGCCAAAAAGAGTTTGAGACTTCTTAACTCCTGTAGGACGGTTACGAAACAGCCGGGTCTTCTGACCCTTCTCCTGCCAACCCATAAGCTTTCCTGAATACGGGTCACGTATAGGAAGAACCCAGGCGTCCTGTCTTGTATCCCAAACTACTCCGTAGGCATCAACGGCCTCCGTAGACAATCCTCGGGCTTCTAAAGCCCATTGTGGAGGAGATGTGTAGACTGCTAAACGGGCTTCTGACATCTCAAGTACACGGGGAATTGGGACATAAGAGTTCTTAGCCTCCTCAAGCTGCTTTACCAACAGCTCAAAGTTGACCTCAATATTTTGTCGTAGCCAATCCTTAGCAGCGTCAAAATCAAGACGGCCCCACTGAGTCTCAAACTCATTGATCTCAGCTACAAGCGTAAAGAGGTTGCCCTTATACCCGCAAGAAAAGCAGTGGTGCACACCGGTCTCTACATTAACAGACCAAGACGGATTAGAGTCTTGACGACCGGTACGCTCCAAGTGCATTGGGCATAGGCCGATAAGCTCATCGCCTCGCTGGGATACCTCAATACCCATACGAAGCAAAGCTGTTTCTACATCGCCCTCACGATACATACTTACCTACTTACATTCGTTACAATAGTTAGCGGTCCTTACATTGCCATACGCTGTTCTATACATACGGCCACAATGAGAGCAAAGTACGTCTACTCCAGCTTTTTTGTTTTCCTTACGGGCATAAGGTGAGCCTTGAGTTAACCAAATCCACATTATAAACATGCCCGAAAAGAAACCTAGGTATCCTACAAACATAACCATTAGTCATCCAATCCGATATTTACTCCAGGCATTGGGGCGGTAGCTAATGTGCCACACTCAATGCATTCCATAGCTTCAAAGTACGCTGCGACGTATCCTTCCTCATCCCAGCTAACCTTTAAGTTCCATACATAACATCCACAGGGACAGACCATTGTTGGAAAGTCCCCACGAATATCCATAGCCTGCGTGTAGTCAGGCTTTACATCAATGATGTTTTTAATTTCTTTAACCTCTTCCGGTCCCTCGGAGTTGTTCCTCCCCATATACCGTCTAAGTTTGAGGATTGCATTGCGTAGTCTAAACATTTTTCCCTAATCCAACAATCGTTACAAATTGCTTTGGCCTTGTTGACCGCTTCTAGATCTGTATAGAATTCTGGAAAGAATAGATTTGGATCTTCCTCTACGCAGAGTTGTGTGCCGTTAAAGATACTAGATTTGCTGCCCAAAACTTCCGTACTCCTCAAATCGTCCACCCTCCCAATCCCAAAGTAGGTCGCTGCTTGCTGGGCCAGAGTTACGGCTAGCTACAATACGAAGTTCACGGGATGAGTCATCATCTTCATCTTGCTTCTGTAGACCCAAAATAACATCTGAGTCCTGGAAGAATGAGGATGAGTAACCAATAGAGTCGGCACTGACTTGGCGCTTCTTCATCTTCCAAAGAAGTACCTGAGTAGATACAACCAACGGAATCTCATAGCGCTGCGCTAGACGCTTTAAGTCACGAGTAATGGATGTCAAAGCCTGTGGAGTACCAGCCTCACCAGACCTCTCATCAATCATAAGATAGACACCATCTACAAAAACAATCTCCGGCCTGATCTTCTCAATCTTTGCCTGAAGACCTGAGACTGTCATAGCAGAAGCAGAATCTGTTAGATAGAACTTTTGCATGTTTTCCATGCGCTTCAAAGATTCTTTATAACGCTTCTCTTCATCAAGGTTAAGCTTTCCACGTGTGAGACGTGAGTGTGCAATGTTGGCACGCATAGCATCATGACGATGTTGCTGCTCAACGTTAGTCATTTCAAATGACTGGAACATAGGAACATGCCCACGCTCATGAACGTTTACAGCAATCTGCATAGCAAGAACAGACTTACCTGTCTTAGGTGGGGCAATGATCGTGATCAACTGACCGGCCTGTAGCCCAGCAGTCGCCTCATCAATAGTGCGGAAGCCTGTTGGGTATCCAAGTAGACCACCATCACGTGTCTTAACATCAAGGTACTCTTGATAACGCTGTTCAGGATTATCAGTCAGATCAAGATCAGAGCTTTGAGAGACGCCCTCTTCGTATAGCTGAGCAACACCCTTAGACATCTCAACGATAGCAGCGCTGTGATCGCCTGCAGCAATATAATCTGCAGCGTTCTGAACAATCTCAATAGCATGCTGACGCTTGCGGTAATCAATAAGCTGGTCTACTAGGTACTCTAATGAGTCCTCAACAGCAAGTAGGCGGTAAGTAGGAAAGTTATCCTTTACCGTTACTGCAGTAGGAACCTCTTCGTACTTAGTCCAGTGCTGACGGATAAACTTCCACACAGCCTTGTTCTCTGCAACAAAGAACCAATCATCTTCAATACCAGCTTCCATAGCCGGTACGATCTCCCTAGAGTAAACTACTTTAGAGATCAGCCTCTCTTCATTATCTGCCGCCATTGTCTTGCCCCAAATCCATATACCAATGCCCATAACGCAAACCACGTTCGGGTATATCAATTACATGCTTAACCTCTGGCCTATAAGGTAGTTCTGCCACGAGGTCTGCCACAACGTAATACGCTGTCGCATAGTTAAATGGATTAGTCCCTAGATTATCTAGGTCCTCAAGTACCTCATCCATCTCTTGCTGTGTGTAATCAAAACCTACAAGCTCTAACGAGTACTCATAGGTATCCCTAAATCTCCAAAAGGTTGCTAGCGCTAACCGATTGTAGGAAACTTCTTCTTCGGGTATCGTAATCCCGAATACTTTTTTAAGAGACGGGCGACGATCTATAATGCAGTCAAGAGTTACGATAACTCTTTTGGGAACTTCATTTGAAATATCGCCCCCACGCATAGTTAAAGTACTTCTACTCTGCCATACTTACAAAGAAACTTTCTGAACTCTGATGGATCTGTTCTAGCTACTTCACTCTCTTCGGGTGTTGCAGCTTTAGAAACTTCTACTGGATACACCCCATCGTTATCCATCATGCGACTCTGTACAAACTTTGTGTGTTTGCACATAGACCTAGAAGAATAACCGAGACAGTTGCAACGCAACCTTGCGCTCTGTAGATTGATCTCTACCTCGTGTACTCCAGTATCAGATAGGAAGATCTGGGTTGCTTGCCATTCGCTCAATGTCTTATCCATTCTTTCTGCGATCCCCTCCAGGTGCTTTAACTAAGACCAATCCAAAAGCTTCGTTGATGAAGCTCTCCATCGGATCACCGTATTTGTTCCACTCTTCTATCGCAGTGTTTGATGTAACTAGCGTAGGTAGTCCTCGGTTGAACCTTGCACGAAGCAACTCGTCCAGAACATTTTCAGCCCACTGGCTCTGTGTTCGGTACTCCTTGCCCACATCATCCAATACAAGTACATCCAAATTCAGTGTACCCGCATTGCCATAGATCCTGTCAAGTTTGAGTTGGTTCTCCATCTTGTCATCGTCATCTGACCAGCTAGCCTTCTTGAGCCTTAGGAAGCTTGGGTAGTCTATAAACTCCCCCACCGGTTTTCTTAGATCTCCCGGCATAGTCTTAATTAGCTCTTGAAGGGCTACAGAGGCCAATGTGGTCTTGCCATGACCTGGAGACCCTATGTATAGGAGTCCGAGGCCTGAGAGGCGGCTTCCAGGGCTTCTAATGACCCCTCCAGCTTGGACTGTACTGACCCACTCCATAGTTGCCTTTTTAGCCGGGGTATCCTCAAGGTCTGAGAACTCCATCCCCATTGACTTGAATGGTACTCCTGAGTTCATGATCTGTTTACGGATACTCGGACCTAACGTATCAAGCTTGATCATTTACTCTCCTCCAAGTAGCCTTAGTAACTTCTCCTGTTGTGCAAGTGCTTCTGGTGTTTCATAATCCACCGACTTCTTTGCAACGATTCCGTGAACCGATGGGTAGAACGCAAAGAAGCGTTGGTAGAGCGGCTTACCGATTCCAGCATCTCGGATGAGACGGCTATCGTTAAAGAACATTCTGATAGCTTTTAGAATCTGTACACGCTGTACGCCTTCGCCTACCTGCTTGTTAATCCAGCCTGCAAGACGTACGTTGTTAACTTGGCTCGGTACATTGGGAACCTTCTCGTGACAGAGCTGGTAGAACTCTGCAACCAAATCGCCTGTACTCCAGAGTTCCTCTGGTGAATCGTGGCGGTTACGTCCAGCCTTCTCAGTCTTAGTAAGCTTGTACTTGGCGTTTAGGCGAGTCTGACGGTCATCAACCTGACCTACTGCTCCTGGGGCTGCCTCAATTTCTTCTGCTGCTCTAACACGAGCGGGCTTTACCTGAGGTTCTTCCCCATCAAGATTCCAAGGCATCTTCTCTCCCTCCCGAGCTTGCTCGGGTATAGATAATAATCCGTTAGGATTATTATCTATATTAGTACTAGTAGTGTTATCACTAATAGATATATAGTTATCAATATATAGATGCCCTGACTTTCCCTGACCTGAAAACCCGTTGTCGGTAGGAATAAGCTTTAAGGCCTCTTCTGTAAATTTAAGCTGGGATACCCACTGGCCGTTGTTCTGCATACGGACAGAGCGGATGTATTTTGCTTCCTTCAACTCGTTAATGGCAGTCTGAAGAGCGTCACGGCCCTCCATGACTTCATTGGATGCTTTTAGCTCATCTGCGGAGATCACACGACCCTTTGCCTCAAAAACGGTAAAGAGTGCACGAGCTCTCAAAGAAAGCTTTGAATTTAAACTTGGATGAATCATATTACCCTCCTGCTTTTAGTTTAGCGCCTAGGGATACGGTTTGGCAAACCACGGGCAGTTCTTGGGTTTACCCCGGTGAAAAGCTGCTCAACTAGGTATGACAAAGTTAGCCCCACAAAAGTGGCAGCCAATGTGTAAACAGTTAGATACTTAAGTCGGGTATCCAGGTTTAGACAGAATAGAGTAGAAAGTACAAGGGATGCAAGTCCCCTCCACTTTCCTAGATTAAAGATTAGACCTTCTACCGCCGTTAAAATACAAGCGGTAGCAAGTCCGGCAATTAATATTGTGGTCATGCCATCAGTTTACTGGCGGAAAACACACCTGTCAACTCCGAAGCTTTGACCGATGCTTGGAGTAGTCGGTGCACAGGTTACTGTGTACACAGCGTAAGATGCATTAAGTGTTGTGGCAGATGAGAATGTGTTGCCAAGATATGCCCAACGATTAGTCTGTGTAACCGATGCGCTAACAGTTCTTGTTCCTGTTGTTGCAGGGATTAAGTTGTTGTTAGCGTCATAGAAGTTAACAGTCAATGTGTATGTTCCAACCGATGCTGCTGTAGGAAGGATCGCTACAGACGCATAGTAACCTTGACCTGGAACTACAGGCACATTAGCTGATGTGATTCCGTATGTTCCTGAAGCAGTAGAAGTAACCGCACAATATGCTGACCCGTGACTTACGTTATCACCGAACAACGCTCCACGAGAAACTTTACGGGCAAGTGTTGCAGATGTTCCCGACCATGTTCCTAAGTTAACTTCAAAGGATGCTGCTGGCAACAATGAGGTTGTTAGCTCTGGAATAGGGTCTGTTGGGTAACCAAGCTTAATAGCCCATGTACTTCCTTGAGGCATATAGGTTCCCAAAGTATTTGTAAGACGAGACTGCTTTACAAATAGGTTATTAAACCAGCTGCTCTTACCACCATAGATAGAGGGGACTTGTCCTACCCACATATTGGTCGCATTGTTTCCTGGATTAGGCATTGAAGTTACAACATAGTTAGAGTTGTTTGCATCTAAGAACCCACTAGGAGTATTTCCATACTCTGCTTGAATACCGTCAATGTTAAAGAACTGAGTTGTGGCAATTGTATAACCAGGACCCCCAGTTGGGTAGAGCTGTGGAGGAAGCGCAATAGAGATCGTAACTGTAAAGGATGTTTCACCAGGTTGCAGTTGACGCAAGTTCCAGATACGAATCCACTGATACTGATCGTGTTGGTAAACTTCCATATTATTACTTGTAGTTAATCCATTACCGGAAGTACCAATAGTATATGTTCCTTCAGCTGCACGAACATCTGCAGATACTACAAAATCCTCACCACCAACAGCCGGAGCTGAAAGGTATACGGTGGTGCTTATGGACGCCCCGTTAATCTGTGCTTGACCAAATGTTGTGGCTGTACCTGTAGCAGTACTTGCAATAGTAAATGAGTAGACAGATCCAGAGGTAACTGTAGCAACAGAAGTAATTGTTGCTCCGGTCCAACCAGTAGGAGTAGTTGTATTAAAGGTAGGAGTAGATCCAACCATGTTGCCCCAAATAGCAACTGACTGACCTACAGCAAATACTTGCAAGGTTCCAGAATAACGGTAGGTTACAGCTGATCCAGTAGAGCTAATTGCCGTAATAGTTACGGCAGGATATGAGACCTTACCCATATATGTTCCATAGGCTGGGCCATATGTTGTAGGAACAATTCCTGTTGGAGGGTTTTGATAAGTTCCATCAGGATTAGTAAGACGAATAGCTGCTGGTTCTGGACCAGCATCTTGAGTAATAGTTGTTCCTGTAGCCGGTGTCCAAGTAGAAGTTCCCGACTCAAATGATGGGTTTTGAATATAATTAACTAGGTCTTTATATTCCCAAGTCGTATCTTGGCTGCTAATAAAATAGTTATTAATTGGATCAGCAGGAGCAGGAGCACCAGAACCAGAGAAGTATGTATTGAGAAATGGAGAGCTTTCAAACATCAAACCATCCATCCAAACAGTAGTTCCATTTCCTGTAAGGTCTGGAAATACAATAGAAACTTTAGCTAGAGGTTGCCCAGAATCTTTTTGTTGGTCTGGAGCAATAGCTGAAACAGATAGACGAGAAAGAGTAGGAACATACTGGATTGGGTAGCCATTATATGTTCCAGGACCAGTACCTTGAGAGTACTGTGGTACGGCGGTATCCACAATAGGATTGCCGCTTGTATCTAGTCGGTCAGTAGCTACAAGAGTTGTAGTAGCAGACTGAACGCTATAGATTGTTGGATCGTAATACTGTCCGTTTGAATCTGAAAGGATCTTTGTCTGAAGGGCATCTGTCTCACGATTTGAATACTCAATCTGAAGATAAGCACGGCCAGCATTAGGATACTCAGAGCTTACATATGCACTAAAGGTATAGTTTTGTCCAGGTGTTACTGCAAACCATGTAGAAGATACCCATACCCCAGTACCAGACTGAACAGTCAATTCACCCAAAGAATTTCCGTCCCAAAGACCGGAGTTGTATACAGTAGGGTCTTGGGCAAAAGATGCATTAGGAGAGGCAATCCATCCACCTACACCATTTTCAAAGCTTGGGTTAGGAAGAAGATTTTCACGCTGTCCCTTTAGATAAAGGCGAATACGACGTGCGTCTTCAAATTCAAGACTGTTTTGATACTCAGCAAGCTGACACATATCAATAGCGTAGCCGCATGTCTGTCCTGTATATGAACCTATATAAGAACCACTTATAGCAATTCCTGCATAGGCAGCATTAGATGGGGATAGTCTTCCATTTCTTCCTGAATCAGATTGACTAGTTGTTTCTAACCAAGAAGTACTATTTGCATAAACATATGTGGTTCCGCTTGTAGTACCGTATGAAATAAATTTACCGTTTTGATCATACCAAATAATATTTATTGATACTGCTGATGGAGAAACAAACCCATTTAAACCCCGTACCCAAGCAGAAAAAAGATATCTAGTATTAGGTTTAATAGGTATTCCATATTTAATTACATCTGTAGGATCAGAATATCCTGTAGGAGAGCTTAAAGCTTTAGGTAAAAATATTGTGTCAGCGCCACCAGTAAACACGTGATAACCAAACCCTAATGAACGAGGTTTAAATAATGGGTCTGTAATCCAAGGAGTTGGTGGTGTAATACTAAAACCAAATTCAGTTACAGCATTAGCATAAAGATGCTGAGTTATGCTAGATGCCCCACCATTTTGTGAAGTCCAACGACCAATACCTTCTTCAAATGAAGAGTCGTTATAATCAAGCATAAGGTTAGTTCCAATAACAACTTTGCTTGTGAGGTGAGTTAGGGCACCCGTATAGATTGTAAGGCCTGATGGAGTACCTTTATACTTTTGAACTAAAAATCCTGCGGCTGAAAGGGAGCGATGGTATGTGTCGCCTAGAGCAGGCTCATAGTCAAAGCTATAGTCTCCCATCCTAGCCTTTGTAATTTGGTTAGGGGTTAAGGAGTGATTAAATACGTTTCCAAGAAGCTGCGTCTCGCTTCTAAACAAGTCGTACTGAAATGATAATGCTGACAACATATTAACAAAGTCATTGGTGTCTACTTCACCAGTAGCATCGCCTACACCATTTTGTGGATTAGTCCATGCCCTAGGAATCCAACGACTTACTGTAGTAAGGGTATCTTTATCTCCAACAATCATTGCATAGTCAGAGCCACAAAAGATCCAGTTACTTCCATTATAAAGCCAGATAGAGTAGGCAGCTTCTACATCAGAAGTACCTAGATTAATATCCGTATAGGCGGTAGTAAATCCAACGCTATATTTTTGCCCAGCTAGAATAATACCGTCGTAAGGATTATCTACAACACCCTTGTAGCTTTTTACAAGCATCCAAGCAATAGGCAATGGGTCCGTAGGGGTAGGGGTAATCTGTCCCCAAGTTAACTGAACAGTTCCGTAAGCAGAAGACTGAGCCTTTAATTGGGCATTGTAATAGACAGCGTTAGGTGAAGCCTCACCATATTTAAATCCATTGTCATATAAACTTTGGCCATATGTTGCCATTTATTATCCCTTACATTCCGCCTGATACTGTTACGTTTAGGTTAGCCGCTGTTAAGTATGCAATTTGATTTGCACTTAGTAAGATAGTTGCAGCACTTGCTGCACCTGTAGTGTTAAGCACGGTTACGTTAGCTGAGATAACTCCGTTAATTCCCTGCAGTGCTGAGGTTACTGCAGACAAAGCAATAGTCTCACCAAAAGTATTGTTGTCATAGCTAAACATGCCGCCCGTACCTAGCATAGCCTCATAGGCTGCTAGCTTTACATCTGAATTCTTATAGGCAGATGATACGTTTAGGGTTGCTGAGATATACACAGGGACATACTGTGGAGGCAAGATAGTAGTTGTTGATCCTACTAAAGTATTGTTAGCTAAAGCATTTGCAACATTTGTCTGTAGCGTTGTCCAAGCAGGGGTAACTGTTTGGTCAATGGCGTATCCTCCAGCAATAAGAGATGCTGTAGTGGTGTTAGCAATGGTAAAGCTAAATGGTGCTGTAGTAGTTACCCCAGTAATTACTGAGCCTGTGGTGTTATATCCAGAAGGATTCATGCCCGTAATAACTACAGTATCTCCAGTTGAGAACTGATGTGCGTACAAGGTGTAGTAAGTTACCGCAGAACCAGTAGTAGCAACTGAGACAATAGTGGCTTGTGGGAATCCAGGGGCAGCGCTATTATCATTCATAGGTTGAATGTAAAGACGAACAGAAGAATAGACGCTTGCCATAGCGCTAGCTTTTCCTACACCAGGGACAGTCAATGCAAGGTTTGCATAGTCAGCCAGTGTAACGGCTCTTCCTTGAGCCGCTAGTGCTGCTTTAATCTTTTTCTTAATCTGAGTAGAATCATCACCATCAGTTCCGCCAGTTGCTGGACCAGAATTGATTACTGTGAAGTATGTTGTAACTTGTGGGTCCAAGTTTCCAGGTACAAAGGTTAATGCATTGATTGCGCCGGAGTTAATATTTCCTGCAGCTCCTACGCTTGACTTGTAGAGGCAGCTTACAATCTGTCCGGCAGGAGGAATATAACCATTAACGTTATCTCCAAAGACAATGTCTACAGACCCATCTGCATTTCTTGCTGTAGTAAATACTGTGTCTGTTGGGCCCCACTCAAGAAGGTTATCTACATATGTCCACGTGGTAAACGCAACACCTTGTCCAACGTATACGTTAATAGAGGAGTCAACTACTCCCAGATCAATAATAGAAAACAGTTGGTTCTCTAAACCAGACGAGGTTCCTAGATTTGCAGGCAGAGGCTTGTTGTATGTTGGATCAATAAGGTCAGGACGATCTGTATTAACCGTCTTTCCTTCTTGAGCTGGAAGAGTAATACTGGCTCCGCCAGAAACTGCAGTTGCTCCAGTAGTTACTTCAAAGTAAACCTGTGAGTATGGCCCAAATGATAGGGGAGCCATAACCTGCGTGCCTACGGGAATATCTATGGCATTAGAGGTGTTGTTAGTAAAGGTTACGTTAACTACTGCAGGCGTTGGTCCAGAGACGTGGTAGTCATATAGGCCAGCTAGGCTAAGAAGGGTAGAGGACTGGACTGCGGTATCAATGCTTGCCTCATTAGCAATGCGGTCTAGATAGTGAGACATGACATCGCCCATATACGCAAAAGCTTCAATAAGCACGTTGCCTAGGTCTGAATAATCTGTAGGATCCCAAGAGGTGTTAGTCCTCTGACCAATCAAAGTAATTAGGTCATTCTTTAGAGAAGCAAAGTCCCTAGAGGTATAGTCAATTTGCATCGTTATCCCGCAATCGTTCCGTTGTAGTTAAGTAGATTACTGTTAACAGTAACATTGGTAGTGGTATCGTCTGGCAAAGTAAGTTCTAAAGTTACGTATTCAATACCTTGTCCAGAACCTATGCCAAACAGAACATTGTTAACCTTGACCTCTGGAATCCAGGTAGCGATTGCTGACCGGATAGCTGCAGAGATTGCTGGCTGTGCCTGATTGTCATTTTCAAAGAGTGATGTACTCCAGTCTACGCCATAGGTAGGAAGCATAGGGCGCTGTCCAACACTAGTTGATAGAAGGGTCAAAACTCTATCCAAGTATATCTTAGGCGCATTACTTGTAGACCCTACAACCCCAGAGGTGTCTAGGGTATATGGGTAGTTAATACTAACACTCATGGTTGTACTCCGATCCATACAGGGTATTCAGGATCCCCAGCTTGAAACATTACCCAAACGTTTTGTCCAACTTTAGGTAGTACTGGAAGAACCGGCGTGCTCTTAGGAACAATAGTTAGGGCAGGAATAGATACTGAACCGCCTTGTGGATCTGCTGCAGTAGTGGCTGTAGTTGTTAGGGAAGCAGCTACTTGCGAAGCTAGATGTGTCATTGGTATACAGGCCGGAATCCAGTTTGTAATCTGTGTGCCATGAATCTGTGGGATCTGGACCTGAATCCTATATTTATTAATAGGGTCTGAAATGCTAGTTACAACAGCTGAGTATATTCCGTAGAATCGGTGGCGGCCCTGAGCATCAAGACCGTACTCTGTATCTTTTGGCAAAGTCATCGCAGAACCTTTCCATTGCTCTTAGAGACCCATTGTACAGTTCTTTTCACGTTCTTTAGATTAGGTGCCTTACCTTTGCTAGTTCCTGAGACAGCAGGCACGGCAACCGGAGAAGTTGAGACTATAGCAGTAGGCTCACTAGCACTGCTTACTGGATCTAAGCTATTAGCATTGGGAGACAAAGAGTACTGAGAAAGCTGAGCACCGGAAGAGGTTAAGGACTGTCCAGCTAGGTCGCTTTGAATATCCCGAACCTGAGAATTCTTTGCTGCATTCGGGTTAGTATCTCCTATAACATCTGTGCCTACTTCAACCTTCATGGTGTACTTGGCTGGGGCACCACCAAAAATATGTCGAACAGATAGAACAGTCCAATAACCTGACATACCATTTGGTAGACCATCTAAATAGATAGGGTCATATGGGCGAAGGTCTGCGTTACCTACAAGGATTACTTCCGCCCTATGCTGGTAACGATGAGCCTCAGAATAATTCTCAGCAATTAACTTAGACTCAGTAAGGCTAGTAGATACCTCATAAACATGGTGCTTTTGATAGCTAGCTTTTGGGGTTGAATTAGGAGTGTTGTTTGAAAAGTTGCTCATTTTTTAAAGTAACTTTCATTAGGAATAACAATGCCTGGGTTAGTAGGAAGAGGTCCTTTATGAGGATGCTTAGACTTAATAAGCTTACCACTTTGCTTATCTGTTCCCGCAATAACTCTATCAACACGTATTCCCATCTCAGGGGATTGATCAGAAATTATAGGCTGGAATGCTAGGACTGTTCCAGTCATACGAAGTTCTCTTGGGGTTACACCAGTAGTCTCACTATCAACATATTTAAAGTAAGGTGCGCTGTTCTTTTTATTCTGAAAGATTTTATCTTTAGATACAAAAAAGATTGTGGTATTTTCAACTAAGAAAGCAAACCCACTGACCTTAGCTAAACGAATAAACCATTGCCAGTAGCTCTCACCGGTATGGGCAATGCTGTCTTTTACACGGCCATGCTTTTGAGTAATTACCTCAAAGCCTTTTGACTTTCCTGCTGCAGTAACTGCCTGGTCAAAGGTCATGTTCTTATAGATCTTTTGATCAGTGTCTTTAAGAATAGCCGATGCCCCAACGCACACAATGTCTGTATTACCACCCTGGTGTGTATTATCCTGGCTTACGTGATTTACATACCCATGCCAAGTAGATGTTAACTTACCTGAACTAAAAGAAAAAATAACAGGGTCGTTAGAAACAATCGCCCCTCTTTTAAGCAAAGGCTTACCCTTAAAGTGCAGGACAAGACGATCATGTTGTTCAATATCTTGATGTAATTCTGCACCAATAAGTAAAAGATCCATATCAGGTGCTTTAGGAAAGTTAACAAAGAATGAACTATCGGCAGCATTAGAATGCCAAACAAAGTTTTGCTGTGCAGAAGTGTCTTGAGTAAAATTATTAGTTGCCATATGGAACCCTTATAACTGTTCCCGGCAATATAGAGAATGGATCAGAGATCTCCGGATTGATGTCCATAATCTCCCACCAGTATTTAGATCCACCACAATAGACAGCCGCTAAGTTTGCAAGACTATCCCCATCTTTCCAGGAGTATGTAAGATAGTTAACTGCTTTAGAACTTGGAAAAGCCCTGTATACAGAGATCTCATAAACCCCTGTGTACTTATTAGGGGTTTGTCCAAGAGGACCATCATAGTATCTAGATACACGCTCAATCATGGCTTTGTTCCTGTCGAAGAAGTTGCGCTTGTAACAGCATTGATAAACGCTGTTTCAGATACAGTCTTAACACTTCCAGTAGTATTAGTGCTATTCCAAATAGCAGGGTACCTACTAAAGGTAATGTTTACTACGCTCAATACAGGAACCATACGTAGATCAAAGATCATATGGTTTACTGTAAGGTTAGCTACAGATCCAAAGTACCTTAGGTTATCGTTAAGCTGAAGCCAGCAAGGCATACCAGTAGTATATCCAAAATCTGCTGTAACTCCAGAACCACGATAGCTTTCGTCAAGCAGTAGGGCATTCTTACGTGGGTCGCCATTTAATACCCGGTACAAAAACTCAACGTCATATTCAGTACCACGGTTTAAAATACCTTGAACATGCTCTTCTGAAAGTCCCCCGGTATTTGGATATGCTCCAGCAAGATCACTTCCGCCTTGTGGATAGTCTCTTAAGTAGGACATATCAATAATGCGGTTTAAATAAAGCTCAAAGGTTACTGACTGATTGCCCTGTAGAAGAACAGACGGATCAGAAGAACCAAGGGTCCAATCTACGTTATTGCTTGCAGCAGTGCTATAAGAAAAGGTAGTGGGGTTATACATAAATCTAAATCCCCATTGAGGAGCGGTCTCACCTTTTCCAACAGCCAGGTTTTTAATATTATCTGGGTTGGTATTCAAAGCAGCGGCACCCTTAGGATCTTGAAATATCTTTCCCTGATTCCCTGCAGTATATTTAGAAACTACATCTCTAGCAGTAACTGCATCAAGCTGCGAACCATTATATGCATAGCCTGTAATTAGGTTAGAAATATAAGGTTGATTTCTACTAAAAATGTGAGGATATGGATTAAACCTAGCAGAAGGAAGATTGGAAGTATTAGTGTTTGTAGGTATGTTTGCATTTGATGGCTTTGTAGGTGCGGGGACTCTACCCGTAGTTTGGCCTTGACAGTCTGCAAGAATAATGTCGTGTATCTTTGTCTTAGCATCCGTAATGCCTTTAGTGTCTGTCTGCTTGACATTAAGATATGGGCCACTGAAGTACCTATATGTTGAGGAGTCGCCGCTCACGCCTGCAGTATACGTAGCCCAGTTATATGTTCCTGCGCCAGTCTTTTGATCATAGGTAGTTGATCCAATAAACAAAGCAAACCATTGTTTTTGACACTTGTCAAATACTACGCTTAGAGATCCACCGCCCCCACCATTTCCAGCAGTAGTCCATTCTTTCTTGCTTTCAATAAAGGTAGTAAAACCATTAGGGTAGGTAGGAATAGGTACGGCAGTGCCTACGGTTACAGTAGGTATTTGATTAAGAGCAGTAAGAGAAGTAATGTTTCCTACGCTGGTGTCCCCACCGTAAGTTCCTTGAAAGTTGTTTGGACTGAAGCTACAGTATAAGTTTACATAGTTAGTAATAGCCGTATTAGGTTGAAGAAGGCGGGTGCTAAACCAGTAGACTGCCCCACTAGATGGGCTACTTACAATATTGCTTGACCCACTATTTGTGTGAGCACCAATGTATGTTCCGCTTCCACCCGTATCAAAATACTTACTATCGGAACCAAAATCCATATGCAAACCGGTACCGACATCATTTCCTGTTAACCAGTAGTAGGTTTTGACGCCGCTTACATTTTTAATTTGATATACACGAACTAAATAATGAACAGTAAACCCTACCTGAACCTCAAACTTTGTTACAGTAGGGGTAGCTAGCTGAGAAACTGTTGGCTCAGCTTGAATCTGAATAAGGTTAGGATAAATTGATGGATCAAAAGTAGCACCACCTAGACTTACAGCCAAAGGTTCAGTGGTAGCAGATTGCTTCCAATCAACATAGGTCTGTACTGTATACCCATAAGAATATGTGGTTGCCATTAGATAGCTCCTCCAAGGCTCTTAAGCACTGCGCTGTTCTTCAATTCTTGACCCACCATACTTACTAGCCGCTTAGCTTCAGCTACGCTTGATTGAGCAATCTGTACCTTCATATTTAGGTTTACAACTACTGCCCCACCATGAGCAGAAGAGGTTACCACAGAAGGACCACCTACACCAGTAGGCAGTCTAGAAGCAATAGAGGCTGTTCCTAGATCTCCAGTAGGTCCACCGTAACCTGGGATGTGTGTTCCCCAAGGCGATTGGTCTACCGCAGTAAGAACTGCTGCCGTATTGTTACCTGCAGTAAGCGCAGAAAGAATGCTCTTATAGAGCCCATTATTTAAAGTCTGGATAGTTGCTTGGTAGCCTTGATCCCAGCTGGTGTAGGACTTAACACCTTCGGAGTTCATGTTAGTTGCGCCCTTTTCACCCTGGGTAGTATTAAGTGGGTTGTAGTGTGCAGAGTTATGCCACTGGCCACCTTCCCAAGCAGACCAAGTTGTAAGGGCTGTAATATTATCTTTTGTTACAGGCTTTCCTAGCTTTGTGAGAAGAGTCTTAGCCCAATCTTGTTGGCTACCTGTTCCCAAAATAGTTCCCGCAGTAACAGAAGTCTTTCCCTTAATAAAGGATAGTGACCTTCCATCACCCAAGTTGTGTCCGGCATTCTGTCCAAACATATTATCCAAAGCTGTGCTTCCTGGTGTAGAGGCAAGGCTGCTAATGAGAGAGTTTATATCTTGGCTAGATAAACCAGATCCTGTAGGAGTTGTTGTCTTTGAACCAGGTGTGCCCGATGTAGCCCCCTGTAGATATGGGGCTGGGTTAACCTTCTTGCCATTAACAAGAACTTCAAAGTGAAGGTGTGGGCCAGTTGAGTTACCTGTGTTACCGGATAGACCAATAACTGTTCCACCAGAAACTTTTTGACCTCTTGATACTGAGATCTGCTTTAAGTGTGCATAGCGGGTTCTGTATGAGCCATGGTCAATTTCAATATAGTTACCGTAACCTCCGCCGTTACCAACAATGGTTACAACACCATCATCGTGAGCGTAAACCTTAGTACCCAACTTAGCGCCAAAGTCAAGACCTGCGTGGAATCCTTTAGTCTTTGCTCCACCACCACGTTGTCCGTAAGGAGATGTTACAGGTGTTCCTCTAGGAACAGGGGTGACATTTTGGTGTCCTCCGCTTATTGGCCCACCAATACCTGTATGACCCATGTTACCGTGGTCATAAGCTCCTCCTGCAGCAGCAGCTACTGCAGCTGTTTCACCAACAGCTAAAGCGTCTTCTGCACCCAAAGCAAGATCTTCTAAAATACTGCTACCCTTAAATGGGTTATGGAACTGGCCTTTAACAAAGTTAAATGCTTTTCCTAAGAAAGACTCACCCTTTTTTACAAACTTTCCGTTTGACATTACTGGGCCAATTGCTTTTTCTGCTGGTTTACCAAGCACACCTTTTAACGCACGCTTAGTAGCATATGCATTAATGCCTGCAGAGGCCGCTGCGCTTCCAATACCTGAAAGAGTACCTCCAACGTTACCTGCTCCTGGGAACGTGTCTAAGATTCCTTTGAGGCCCATTAAAGCACTAGTGACGCCTTTAGCAGCATTAGCTACGCTAGTAAAATCATTGGTTAAAGCGGCATTGGTATTTAAGGCAGTGTTGTATCCGCCAACTAATCCCTGCTCTGTTGCGGCAAGGGCTCCAGCTTGAGCAGTGTTGTTTGTGAAGTTGGAGTACATAGGGCTTGACTTATCAACATTCATAGCTCCAAGCATGGTCTTAGCATTGCCCATTTGAGAGGAAGTAATGTCGCTTCCAATTTGAGCACGGGCCATGATGCCCGACTGAAGAGTCTGCATCAAGGCCTGGTTGCCGCCAGCTACTTGCTGAAGTACTTGATAACCTTTACCGCCAGGATTAAGAACTGCTGTTGAAGCCTGCTGTGCAGAAATCTTTTGTCCACGGAAGAGGGCGTTGTAGACAGAGTTAACAATCTGATTAGGTGGGAGCAAGTTACCTTGACTATCACGAACACGGATACCAAGACGCAGAAAGTTCATTCCATTAACGCCACCCATAGCACCGGCAACTTGTTCGTTGCTCATGCCAGTCATGGCACTCAAGCCTGCAATCTGAGTCATGACATTCTGAGAGCTCATTGAGTTAGCTGTGTAACCCATGTTAGATAAAGTCATAGCAGCCATGGTTGGACCCATAGCGCTTGTGGCACCCATACCAACTTGAGAGTTGGCCATTCGGGTTGCCTGCATATTTGACATGCCAGCAAAACCGGCATAAGTTGATGCACCCATAGCTTGAGTTACTGCAGCCATGGTGCTTGGTGCCATTGACATAGCTGTGGCACCTACAGCTACAACGCCTAGTCCTAGACCGGTTGCAGCTTGAGCTGGGCTAAATGAACCTAGCCCTAGTCTTCCTGAACCCACATTCTGTGAGCCAACAAGACCGGAAGTCTTTTTAATATCGGCAGATGTGCTCTTCCAGTCGTCACTGATTCGCTTGACAACTTTTTCTACTTCTGTAAAGAGCTTAAGAAGTTCTTTAGGCATGTCGTCAAAAGATGTACTGCCAACAGTACCTAGACCCTCAGGTGTATCTGAGGCTCCGACCATATTGCCAAAAGCATCTGCCATTTAAATCACCGCCTTCTTCCTGTAGCTCTATTCAACCAGTTAAGACGTTCCCTTAAACTTAGAGAACGTAGTTCCGTAAGAGACCATCCAGGATAGTATTGACTTATTAAGTCATACATCTCTATGAGAGTCTCATAGTTTATTTCGTTAGCGAAACAACTCCGCCAAGGTTAGCGGAAGCGGTACCTCCGTGCCGCAGGCACTGCAAGGTACTTTAATTTCACTGAGTTGTGGGCCAGGGTTGCGGTTTGTAATCTCTTCTAAAATATCTCTGCGATCCTTAATGCTTAGGTTTCTAACCACGCTAGGATCAATCACAGGAGCATCATTGATAGATACTACACAGTGACTTAAGATAATTGTATCTAATTCTGCAGTAGTTTTGTTGTTTGAAGCTACGATTGCTTTCTGAGCTGAGCCCTTTGGCAGTGTAACTACAACCTTTCCTACCTTACAATCTAGTACAAATTCTCCAGGACCTTCTAGGGTCTTTACTGGAACATCTTTGTCTAGATCAATATCAAAGACCTGCTCTTCACCACAGTGTGGGCAGTTAGCAGGGCCAAGCTTTACATCTGACCCAAAGGTTACCTTCCTAATAGCTAGGAGAATAGCCTCACGGTCTCCTGCATATAGGGAGTCAAGAAGACCTTCAGTAGATGCTTCTTCACCGATCTTTACAGTTCCCCGGCTTAAAATAGTAAGAAGAGCCTTACCTGTGTCTGTGATTTTAGAGATTGCCTCTTCATCAATACCGGTAAGCTCCCTTACTTCTGCTGCGGTAATCAATCCGGTAAACGGATCAAGTAGTCCAGCAGGCAATGTAACATCTGTTGCAGGAGGCAACTTGGTTTCAGGCTTTAGTGCCTTTACGGTTGCCTCCTGAGCAGACATTGCATCTGCAGCAAGTTTATTTGCTACTTGTGGATCTTGTGCCGCATTAATAGTCTTATTAGTAGTCATTTTATATACCTTTAGTTAGTTTGATTACTGGCCGGTAACAGCTGGTGCAGTTCCTGCCTTTGTGTATCCTGTTGCGTATGTTACGTCAAAGCCTTCATGTACAAGCTGAATCTCTTCAACCATGAGGGTATTAGCTCCTGCATCCAAGTTGCTATATGACAAGGAAGTAATCCAGGCATTGTAGACCTTGAAACGCATTGAGGTATGTTGTCCATAAGGTGTTGAAGCTGCGACTGTATCGTCGCTTCCTGCTGAACCTGTTGGGTTAGGATGTGTAAGAACCTGGATATCCAAGTTAACACGGAATTGAGAACCTGCTGCGGTTGTCACACCTGGTGTAACAACTGTAAACAAGCGCTTCATCCAATCAGCATTTCCCATCTGTCCCAACATAACACCCTTAGAAAGAGTGATAGGTGTGAACGAAGATTGTCCAGGAATCTGGTGGACGTTGGTGTTGTATCCGCCTTCACGGTAAGCAATTGACTCTGTCGCTACGCTTAGACCTGAAAGAGATACGAAGCCCATAGTACCAAATGCATTTGATCCACCTTGAGCAGCACTGGTTCCCCAGTATGTGTCAGGTGTAGCACCATCTGGAGCTACAGGTGTAAATTGCACAAGGAACTTAAAATTACGGACTGGATCCGTAAGTAAGGTACTTAGAACATTTAGGTTAGTTGCCATTTGTCATTATCTCCTTACGCCGTAGCGTTTCCTGTTAGTTGTCCGATCTGAATGACAACGAACTCTGCTGGATATTCTAGTGCGACGCCAACTGTGATATTTACCTTACCGTTTTGGATATCAGTAAATGAGTTGTTACGTCCGTCACAGATTACGTAGTAAGCCTGAGCGGAAGTATTTCCACGCAAGTTTCCAGTATTCCAATATGAGAATAGGAAGCTGCTTACTGCTGTATTGATTTGATTCCATAGACGCTCGTCATTGTTCTCAAATAGAGCGAACGATGTTAGATCAGTAAGGCGCTTTTCGATGTAAATCAAAGAACGGCGGATATTGATATAACGGTTGTTAGGAGTGTTATCAAGAGTACGAGCACCCATAACTACAATACCTGCGCCAGGTACCTGACGGATAGTGTTGATTGGGTCTGATGATGTGTTGAGTGTATCAAGCTCAGCATTTGTGAAGTTGTGTTCAGTAGATACTGCAAGAGCAATACGGTTCTGAAGACCTGCTGGAGCTTTTGCTGGACCACGGTTTGCATCTGTAAATGTGTACTGTCCAACTACTGCAGCACCTGGAGCCTGTAGACGAACTGCTCCTGGGATCTTTGTTGGATCTGGGATGTTAACCCAAGGCCAGTAAGCAGCTGCAATTCCGCCTGAAGTTGCTGCGGCAAAGATTGCAGATGTTGCTGTGACCTGCTGTTGTGCAGCAGCGGCATTTGCTAGTCCTGATGGAGTATCAATAACTGCAAAGCAGTCTGTACGAGTAGCTGCATAAGCTACTGCGTCTCCATGGATCTGTGCGGTCAATGTAGCTGTAGAAGCATATGGAGCATCAGCTGCATAGATAACCAAGCTTGTAGCAACTGCATCGTATGTTGTCCATCCAGCTGCATAATCTGTACGTGCTGGGGCGGCTCCGTCAACACCTGAAGTTAGGCTAACGTTTGAGCTAGTAACTCCTGGGAACTTAGCAGAGTTGATTGTTCCAACGCTTACTAGGTTAGATTGAGCAGCAATAACTGCGCCAATGTAGTTAGAGTCTGTTGAGGACATGCTCAAATCTGAGTAGGATTCAACCAAAGTAGATGATGTGATTCCGTTTACGATTGAAGATGCGTAGATGTTTAGACCAAAGCGGTTAGAAACACCTGCTGAAGTTACCTGTACTGCATAGTTATTTCCCCATGAACCTGGGTTAAGAGCAGTCAAAGTAAAGACGTTTGATGGTGTCAAAGTTACTGTAGCTGTAGCTGAAGCACCTGTTACTGCTGTGCCTGTAGCTGCATTTGTTACAGTGAACTGTGAGCTTGTAGCTGATGCGATTGTTACACCGCTCAAGTTAAAAGCTGAGGTAGAGAGGCCAGTAATTGTTACTGTCTGACCTGCTGAGAATGTATTGTTAGCTGTATATGTGACAGTACCTGTTGCGGCGCTAGCTGCTGTTACTGTAGCTGTAAGTGTTCCTGACAAGCCATCAGTAATAGCTGTTGACGCTGAGGTTGATCCTGATCCTACTACACGCTTTACATACAAACCACGACCGCCATTAGAAAAATAGTTATAGGCAGCCCAAGTGGTTGGGTAAGAGTCTGATAGTCCACCGAATGTGTTCTTGAAGTCGTTCCAGGTACTTACGTATGCTGGAGCGGCTGTTGGACCTTGAGCAAGAGCACCAACAAATGCAGCAACTGCTGTTGAAGTATTTGCAGGTGTAATCGCCTGAGGTAGAGCCACTTCTTGGATATAGACTCCGGGGCGGGCAAATGTTGCCATTCCGGTTACTCCTTAGGGTTAGGTTGTTATCTTAAATATACGATTTATAGCGGGGCGGTAAAGGATACCGTTTGGTTTGTGAACGTGATTGTAGGATTTTGTGTTACTTCGTACAACTGAACAAGTACATCTTCAAAGATTTCTGCACTTATCCGGATGTTATAGACGTTACTGAATAGACGCTTTTCGCCCTCAGTAGTATCTCTTTTTGAGAATCCCAACATATCCAAACGGCGTCTTGTTCCGTCTTGAGGTATGTTGAGATACCCAAATCTAAATGGTAGTCTACCAGAAGAAAGCAGCTGTGCGATGATCTGGCGATCATGGCGAGGCTGACGAGACCACGTAGTTACTTGATAAAGAAGCTGAACAGGGATAGGGTAGTTAACCACGGTATTAGAGCTGGTAACACCTTCTGGGGTATACATAGTATCTGTTGGGATAACTACAGCGCCACGGTGTGCACGGTCAACCTCTTCAGAGATTCCTACAAGATCAATAGTGATGTAGGGATAAGACTGCTGACGGATTTCCTTATCAGGCTGTCCATAGAATACACCTACAGGGCGAGCAGAGTTTCCACCATCCGATACTGTCATGCCAGAGAGCAGGGTCTTTAGGGCAGCTTCTTCATTAAGAATGAAAGGCATTACATTCCCCCGATCATAAATGTGCGAAGGGCAGGAGAAGCAGGGGTTTCTTGGGTGCCATACTCAAGAGTCATGATCTGATCTTCAAGATGCTCAGGGTATGTGATGTGGTGGTTATCACCATCATGTCCCATAGAAAGTTTAGAGACAATGTGCTCAGGCCAGCCATAAGTTGCGGCATGTTCACGAAGCTTAGAGGTGTAGCCAACTGTGGCTGCCTTCTCCGCACGCTTGATTGCTAGGTTAAATACTGATGAGATACTAGCCATTCTTCTTGAGAACTTTCGCTAGCAGAAGACCTGTGATCGCACCGAAGACAATTTTCTTATCGGCGGATTTAGCATTAAGGTTTGCTGCTCCACGAATGAACTCAATACGATCGGCATCAGTCTCCTGATTTGCCAATCGTTGGGCAAGGTTTATCATAGTATCCTCCATAGGAAGGCGCAGGGGGTAAAGCAGCAGGGTTCCAGATTTCTCTGGCGTCAGGGTAATCATAAATGAAAACCCCCTCGAAAGGGGGTCTAAGTCATTACTTCTTTTTAGCTGCCTTCTTCTTGGCTGTCTTTTTCTTAACATCCTTGGCTAGCTTGGCATCATTCTTTTCATCCTGAGCCTCAAACTTTTTCTTTTGAGCTGGGGTCATACCCTTCTCAAACTTACTGTCCTTATGAGCCATTTACTTGCCCTTCTTTGTTGTTGGTTTGCTAGCCTTTTTCTTGCAGGCGCCTTTGCAGTTTGGCTTAGAGCAGCCACATCCACATGCTTTGCACATATTACTTTCCCTTCTTATGAGTCTTATGCCATTGTTGGCCAGCAGCTATTCCGTCTGCCACGGTCTTAATCTTAGCATCTTTTTTGGTCAGGTCCATTGTCGGACCTCCTCCATTGGGGTGACTCACGATAACATCGCCCTTTTTGTTCTTAACAAACTTGTGGACTTTACCGTCAATCTTTACCTTAGCCATTAGCCCTTAACTTTCTTAAGTTTAGGGTTAGCCTTCTTAGCGCCTTTAGATGCCCCACGAGAAGATGCGGCTAGGATACGGTCAGCTGCCTCCTGAGAGACGCCTTCCTTCTTAGCAATCTTAGATGAGGCTTTGTCAAAGCCTGGGTGTTTCTTACTTGCCTTTTTTGCTGCCATGTTGTGTTACCTTTTCTGGTAGTTTCTTATCTTTTGGTGTCTCTTCTTCCCACCTTTTAGCTATATCGGGATGGGTAGCGTACAAGAATTCCCGTTGACGCTGAGATTCAAAAGGCATTATTACTTCTTAACTACAATAGTAGAGGCTTTCTTTGAAGAAGACGCTGAACTAGAGATGGTAATGTTCTGACCGTTCTTACGAATGCGGATGGTCATGCTGAAGTGACCTTGAGGATTGCAATGTTGGTGCTACCTGTAGAGATTGCGTAAACGTTCTCTTCATTGGTAAGCCCGTCAATTGTTGCCGAGGCACCAGGTGCCAAAGAGATCCCATAAGAAGAAGAGGTTACGGTTGATCCGCCGACATAGACGGTAGCAGAGCCATCAATGTTTTGGATAGAAAGCGTAGTAAATGTGTAGGTAGGGTATGTCTCGCCTGTAACAGAGTTTGTGATACTTGCGTCTGTATTTAGCGCAACAGCTGTTGAGCTGTTAAGAGCAACGATTGCGTGAGATAGTGCCATTATGTTTCCTTAGTAGGTCGTAGGGTCAAACGCAGAGTAGTTTGCGTAGTGCTGGAACTGTGAGTCATTCACCATTTCTTCTGCGTTTACCTGGTTGCAGGTAACCTGAAGCAATGTGTACTTGTCCCCAATAATACCTTGAGGGGAGACTCGGATAGGGGTAAAAACTTCATCCCGAAATACGATGCGGTCACGCATGTACTCAATAGGGTTCTTTTCTACAAGGGAAAGCTCTGGAACATTGTTGGCATTAGCCCCATAGAAATTGAGGTTGTCCTCCACAATGTCCACATTAAGGGTGATTGTGAGCTGGTTGGTGTTGTAGAAACCACGGTCAGATTGGGTAGTAACACCACGTTCTACGTGGGCATTGACCACAGGAATAATAAGGGGAGTCTTCCACATACGACCTGTGCCAGTGCTGGCGCCTGTATCGTAGATAGGGTCTACGACAGTATTGACTTGGTCAAAGAGCCACCAAGCCACAGTTGTACCCACAGTGTTAACAAGCTCAGTCGTAGTTCCAGATACAAAAGAGGAACGTTCGAACTGTATGTCAAACCGGCCTTGTCTATTTTCTCCACGCATGGGGCAAGTGTATCCTAACTAGGTCTTATTGTTCTTCTGTAAAGCTTACCTTTGAGGTGTCAATCTGCCCCCACTTACCCAAAGGACATTCAGCATTAGGTAGCTTTGTCTTAGCAGCCATAAAGCACCCGCACTTTTTACACTGTTGGGTTATCTTAATAAGCTCTGGACAAGCCTTGCAAATCTTCATACGCTCTTCATACTGAAGGCCTGCAACCTTCTCAAGGTTCTTATTGAATAGATCCCAAGGCCTAGCTGGGCGATCAAATGGATCTGTCATTTAGACTCCTCAGGAGCGATAAACTTTTCATCAACATATGTCCAACCAATAGTTGGGCGGGTAGGGTATTCGCTCTCATTAATGAGAACCATCTTAGGCTGTTCTAATAGGATGTCTTTTAGAATGCCGCCGACATTTACTACTTCTTTTACCTCATTACCTATGATCATAGCAATGTAGGAATGGTTATGCTCATGGTCATGCTCGTGATCATGGTTATGGCCGTTAACGCCAGGCTTATCTTTATTGCCAAAGGTAACTAGCTTATGACCAATAAACTCTAGTAGACCAGGTGTCTTAGGAGAGTTAAGCTTTTCTTTCTTCTTTTTCTTACTCATAGATCTTCCTCACCCAATACTTCTTTTTATATCCGTGGTCATTTGCTCTGACTTTTGCGCCCATGTATAAGCCAAGCTTAGTAAGACTGTAGGCAAAGTTGTGGGTCCATGATGCCCGCTTAATAGGAATTACTTGGGCGAAAGGAGTGCCCGCAGGGATAACGCCCTCAAATCCTTCTCTAAGAAAGAAAGGGATGTTCCCGTTAGAAAAGTACTTATCACTCTCTACAAATGCGGAGAGCGTAGTGAATGGGAGATCATGCCTGTTATATGGGTGGGTGACTATTGAGCTCCATCCACGAGGGGTTTTCCAACCCCACTTAGAAGACCAGACTAATCCATTTGGTGAATGCCCTGCAGGCCTAGGAATAGTTTCACCTAGAGCCTTAGGGCGTTCCCCGATTAAATCTTTATAGTGCTCGTTCTCTGTAGCCCAGGTTACGTGCTGCTTATCTCCCTCTAAAGTTACCGTAATATCTACCGGTGTAACTAGCATGTAGCCTGAAATCATTACATCTAAGAATGGGATGCATGCTTTCATTGCAGCGTGTTGAACGCCGTTAGCATCTTTAAAGTATGCCTCACCCTTTTTGTACCATTCAGGTACAGCAGTCTTTGCAGGCTGTGGGTGCCCTAGGGCATACTCCTCAGGAGAATCAGGAACAAATTGTATGGTCTTCATTTAGTAGTCCTAGTTAGTAGTCGGAAAGGTAAAGCTTATTTAGTTGGAAGACTCCATGTGCCGGCATTTTGGTTATAGACCATGCCTGCAGATACTGTTCCGTCGCATTGGATAAACTTAGGATTAGACAAGAACATTGCGGCAGTCTGGCCATCAATATTCATGACTTGCTGTGCTACATCGTCAATGACAATAGCAATGAAATAAGGCTGTACAGGGTTTACGCCAGAGATAGGTTGTAGAGGCGGTACTGAAGGTAGTGAGCTCATGAGGTTCCTTAGGGCTAGTTGTTCTGGGACTGGTAGTTATCTAGAGTACTACCTTGGTTGTACTGAGAAGGTGAAAGAAGTATACCAAACTGTGTGGCAGTCTGGGTACTGGAGGCTGTATAGGTAATTGGGCTTCCTATAGGGGTTGTAAGGGAGTCAGAGTACGGGGTGACCGTAATTGTATTCCCGCCCGATGTAACGACCTTTAAGCTGGCAGCAACGGCTGATATGGCGGTACGTAGTACCGTTGTTACGGCATTTGCTACAGACTGATAAACATAGACAAAGGCTGGGTAGCTGACGCTACCTCCCTGGCATGTTGAACAGCCACAGGTATGGGTATATGAGGAAGTACACTGCGTGTAATAGTAATAGTACGCACAGGAATAAGAGCATGGGGTGTAGGTAGAGCATACCCCATAATGGTTGTAGCAATATGCGACGTAGTATAGGTAAGAACCTCCGCCGTATGTAGCGTAATAGTTACATATGGTACCTGTAATACATACGTAATATGAGGTTCCTCCACCCGTACATCCACAGCCAGCACCTACAGGTCCAACTGTCTGAGATGAAGCACAGGCGCTACATGTTTGACATCCACAGGTGTAGTAGTAGACCGTGTTAACTACCTCTTGGCCAGCTGCTACGCCAAACCAGTTACCGCTATCGGTAATCCACTGAGCAGCTCCAGTGCCGTTAGTTGTGGCACCAACAGTCTGGATATTGCTAGCGCTACCAGTATCAATAGCGGCAATAGAGTAGTTAGAGGCAGAGTCATTGGATTGAGCCTGGGATCCATTGGCAAACCAAGTACCTCGGGTAGCACTCCAAGCTTGCCCGCTATCGGCTGTGCCTAGATTGCCTGAGGTTGTACGGTTAAAGGAGTCAATGACAGAGGCCTTAAACCATTGCTTCCATTGACCGCCAACTTTAATAAAGGCTGAAGTAGCCCCATGCCATGCTCCGCTTACCTTTACAAGGATACCAATGCTTGTACCCTGTCCGCCATTTACATTAACTTTACCTGGCATTACTGATACACAATCCAGATGTCTCCATCGTTGCCCTGGCCTGTTGTTGGTGCTGTTGTAGAGACCCATGTATTGCGGACAACGCCTAGAGAAGTTGAGGCGGCTGTTACTGAAGCATTTGCTGTTGCAAGATAAACTGTTGGGGTCTGCCATGAAAGGGCAGAACCATTGCTGCTAAGAACTGTACCAGCTCCACCAATACCCAAGCGACCTACAGCTGAGGCGCCCGTTCCCACCACAAGATCACCAGCAGCACTAACTGTGCTTAGTGGAATCTTTGTAGTATCTGTTGGGGTACCCCAAGCAACTGAGGTGCCGTTCATAATAAGAGACTGACCGGCAGCCCCTTTAGCAAGGTTAGTTACGGTGGCATTACCTGAACCAATAAGAAGATCTCCCGCAGCTGTTACAGTTGAAAGAGGGATCTTGGTATTGGCGTTATTATTGGCGGCAGTCGTAGCAGCCGTAAGGGTATTGTAGTCAGTGCTATTAACATAGAGAACGTTACTAGAACCCACAGCTGGAATACCAGAGGAGTTAACATTGAATCCCAATACAGAGCCAGAGGTGTAGGTCTCAATAAGGTTAGCTGTTCCTGAGCCTACCTTTAATACAAGGCCTTTTGTAGAGCTAGTGGTAATAGTGCTTCCACCGGTAATGCTGACATATGGACTATTAGCCACACCATTTACCAAGCCATACTCAATGTTATTGAGGCGATCGCCCAAGGTAGACCAACCGGTAGTCTTAGCAAAAGTTCCTGAGTAGGTAGAAATCAGGGGGCTTTGATTGGTCAGGGCAGAACCAAGGGTTGTCTCAATAGCAGTAATCTCAACCTGTAGTGAGTTTACGTTATCAGCCAAAACGGTGCTGACAAGGTCAACCTCTGGTTGGTAGGTTTTAACCTGATTTGGATATGAAGCTGTTGCCATGGGACTCCTTCGTTATGGCCCTAACTATAGCCTAAGCTGTGGGGGTTTGTGGGGCTGAGTTGGCTGCAAGTAAGGCTTCGTAATCAGCCTTGAGCATGGAGGTATATTCCCCGTTGCCTCGGTCAATAATCGCGTAAGTTATTGCTACATTAGTCAAAGGGTCGGTTATATCTTGAAAGGTTACATTGTCCATATTACAACTCCGCACTAAATGCTAGGTATCCGCCAGCAACATTGTTATTTAGCAATGTATAAGGGCGATACTGGGTCAAACCGCTGGCAACTGGTGCGTATAATCTTGCACCGTCTATACCGCTTCCACCGCCAGGAATGGTCGGAGCAGCGTTGAGTGCAGTAAGCGTTACACCATCCCATAAAGCAAGATATGAAACTGTTGTTGGTGATTCAACCGCTGTTGGGCCTACACGCATTGGAACTGGGAAGAATATAGTTACTTCTGCCTGAGTTGTTGAATAAGCACTTCCTTGAGCCAAAGGTGGGTATAGGCCATTCAAAGAAGTTCCATTGCGCTTGTAGTAGTACCTCTGACAGGCATTTAACTCCCCCTGAAGTGTTCCGCCAGCGCGGGAGAAGGCAGTTGCTACTGAGCCTAATTCCAACTGAACCTGAGCAACCGTCAATGTTGCACTAGCCGACATTGCAGCCGTTGTTGTGAAATAAACACGAACTGTTTTGGCATTTGAAGGAATAGTTGTTGTCGCGGTTTTTTTCACAAGCGAGGATGTTGTTGATACTGTTTGTGTAAGCCCACTATAAGTTCCAGCATTCCAAGCAGCATCAACTGTTGTTGAATATTCAATGTGAATATCTACGCTTTGAGCAGCCGATGTAGCCAAATATGCGGAAACTGTAACTGTTTGACCAGCCAAGTAAATTGAGTTGAGCGTTTCAATTGCTTGTAAGATGATTGGGTTTCCGCTTGTTGCGCAAGTATAAGTTATTGAGTTTTGCGCGTTGCTAGGAACAAGGGAAGTATTTTGAGAAAATGTGCCGCCGCCAGAAAATGTGGCTACAACCCATCGGTCAGCCAAATAAACTCCAAGGCTTGAGGTAGAAGTTCCTCGTTGCCAAATGTCAAAGTTTCCGTTGATGAGCCAGTTCTTGCCACCAGCCAAAGAAGGCCCTGCCCAAGCAACGCCTGTGCTGGCAGAAGAGTTTGCAACGAGTGTTGTGCCGTCAGCGCCTACGTTTAAAGTGCCTACGGTGCTAGCACCAGTGCCTAGAGCTAGATCGCCTTTGGCGGTATAGGTAGTTACTGTTGCAGCGTTAGCTACATCGGCTACTGAGTGGGTATGTGGGCCTACGCCAACAGGTACCCATTGGTTATTGACCCCATCCCAAACGTAAGCGGGACGACTGGTATTACTAAAATTTGCCATTATTCACCTGCCTGTGGTGTAGAAGAGTTGGCTGCAAGTGTGGCTAGATAAGCTTGATACATAGAATTAGAAGGGTCGGTGGGAATTTGCCAACCATCTGAGCGAATGATTAACGATGTTGATGGCTGACCTGTCATTGGGTCAGTTGGGATTGTGTATGTGTATTCGTTCATTATAACTCCGCACTAAACTCTAAGTATGCTGATGTTGAGTTTTCGGTTCGCAGATAGCAACCATAAGCAACTGTTGCTCCCGATACTCCCGCAATTAAACCTGCTGAATCAGCAGTTGTTCCATCACCTTGTAAAATTGGAGCAGAAGTACCGATTGCAGAATCTCCTTGGCGAACTGTAAATGAACCAGAAGCGTTGTAAGCAGGTACGCCTCTCATCGTTGTTCTCAAGGGAAACACAAATTGACTTTGAGTTGTATTCAAATTTTGCCCAATAGCAATACGCCAGTATGCAGCCGCACTTCCAGCGGTAAAGCGTTGATAGTACCTCTGGCAGAGGCTTAACTCTCCTTGGAGTGTGCCTGATGCTGTGGTGAAAGGTGTGGCTACCGAACCTGCTTCTAACTGCACGCCCCAAAAATCTACATTTACGCCAGTTGTAGGCGTGTACAAGAGTAAACCTATTGAACTTCCTGCGCCAATAGTTTTTCCAACTACAGATGGCAAAGTTGTTGTATAAGTAATTCTTTGCCAAGAAGTTGTCAGGTTGTAATTTATATTTGTTGCCAAGACATTTGCGGACCCGCCTGAACCAAAGTATTGGTAAATCTGTGCTTGCGCTCCTGAAACTGCACTTGCGGCTTTAGCCCAAAATGAATAAGTAACCGTTTGCCCCGAAAATGTGCGCACATCCTCAACTGGTTGTTCAAAATATGTAGCAGATGTTGTGGCATTTACTCTTGCAAAATATGGAGCGGAGTATCCTGTGATTGGTGCTTGAGCGGCAGAGGGGGATGATGAGTAATCAAAGGCAATTTGTGTAACAGTCGTTGATGCTGAACCATAGTTATACACACGCCAGCGGTCTAATGTGTAATTCAAGCCCGTTCCACTTGGATTGACTGTTCCCCCACGTTGCGCCAAAGCAAAATCGCCATTGATGATCTTATTCTTGCCAGCAGCATACTGAGCGGGGTTCTCAAAAGCATAACCGTTACTTTGGTTGGTATCAACAGTAAGTACTTGACCATTAGTACCTGAAGTACCTAAGATATTTGAGTTGTCTCTAGCTCTAGTCATTTATGCACCTGCCTGTGGTGTAGAAGAGTTGGATACGAGTGTGTCTTTATTGAGGTATGCCTGATAATCGGCATTTGATGGGTCGGTTGGTATCCAAGCACCATCTGAGCGAACAATAACTTCCGTAGAAGGCTGACCAGTAAAAGGGTCAGTTGGGATTGTGTATGTGTAAGTTTCCATTACAACTCCGCACTTGCAACAAAGGATGCTTGAATGTTATATCCTGGGGTAGACCAGTTGCCAGAAGCATTGTAAAAATTATAACTTCCCGTACTAATGATAGAAGCACCAAAGGTTCCATTGCTTCCTGACGATGCAGTAAATGAACCGTTAGTAAATGTTGGCGCAGTTCGCATTGTTACAGGAAAATAAAACGCTCCGCCAGTAATACCAGCAGTGATTGTGTTTCCTGCCATCTGGTTTGTTGCTACATAGCAATACCTCTGACAAGCGGCTAACTCTCCTTGGAGTGTGCCACCTGCTCGGCTGAATGGGGTGGCTACTGAGCCAGCCTCAAGTTGCAATCCCCAAAGTTGAATTGTTACCGCAGCCGATGTTCCGCAGTATCCATAAATTTGAACTTTGCTGCTAGGGCCGAGTGTCTTACCTGAAATAGATGGCATCGCTCCTGTGTAGGTAAAACGCTGCCAAGTGGTAGTCAAGTTAAATGCTGGTTGTGGGCCAGCAACTTGAGTTGAGCCACCTGTTCCAAAGTTTTGATTGAAACCAAAGCCGTAACCAATAGTTCCAGAAGTTACTCTTCCCCAGAATGAGAAAGTAAAAGTTTGTCCAGCGAGTGTACGCACATCTTCTATGGAGTGTGCCATATCGGTATATGAACCGCCTGAGCTTTTGGCAATCTGCAAATAGTAAGCAGGTTCATATCCAGAAATCGGATTGCCAGGAGTAAATGCTTGCTGGCTTATCGTCATTGTTGAATCAGTACCGTTGAAGAATCTATCTGCTACCGCACCATAAGTTCCTGTGTAGGTAGTTCCACGCTGCCAAATATCCATACCACCGTTGATGACAAAGTTCTTTCCAGCCGCTACTGAAGGCCCTGCCCAAGATAAACCTGTGCTGGCAGAAGAGTTTGCCACGAGTGTTGAACCGTCAGCTCCGACATTGAGTGCTGTTTCACTTCCGGATCCGGTTCCAACCAGGATGTCGCCCTTGGCTGTGAACTGAGAAAGCGGGATATATCTAGCATCAGATTGGGATTGGGTATATGTATTAGTAACGCCCATAGTGATGGTGTTAAATACTTCTACGGTATCTCCAGTTACTGTGGCTTGAGTTAATGTGATTGAGGTACCGTTAGTGGCGGTGTAGTCAACACCCTTAACAATCAAGATACCATTGACATAGACTTCTTCATAACCCGCTGTATAGGCAAGAGTAGTTGTGCCATCATCTGCTAGGCCTGAGAGAACGGTAGTTCCTCCTGTAGGAGTTTTCTTCCAGCGTACTAGCTGTAGACCTTGAGTGTTTCCCGCCGTATTAACCCAGACCATACCAGGGGTATAGGTTGTTGGTTCTGTAGTCTGAGCAATGTTATTGCTAGACATCTGAACAGCTGGATAAGAGACCACTGTGAGGATATCTGAAACGGCAAGTGGGTTAGCTAAAACAATGGTAGAGCCGGTAGTGGCTGTATAGTCAGATCCACGTACTAGTAGAACACCATTGAGGTAGACATTCTCCCCGCCTAGTGGATAGGTAAGGGTAGTTCCATTATCGGAAGCTCCAGAGAGGGTAGTCTCCCCACCTGTCCCTGTGTGGGTCCAGTAGAGTTCATAGGCTCCGCCCAATACTAAGTTCCAAGTAGTACCGTCATAGGTCCATTGCCTACCGCCCTGGTAGATGGACGTGCCAGCTACTGGGGACGAGGGGAACGAAATGGCCACGGTTTACTCCTTCGGGAACTGCCTAATAATATCAGAAAGTAGGTGTATTACAGGTCTTAAGCTTGTGGCTGTGGGGCTGAGTTGGCTGCAAGTGTGGCTAGATAGGCTTGGTAGTCTGAGTTGGCAGGGTCGGAAGGAATGAACCAGCCATCTGAGCGCTGGATTACTGTGGTTGAAGGCTGACCTGTCATTGGGTTAGTTGGGATTGTGTAGGTATATTCGTTCATTATAACTCCGCACTAGCCGTTACATTGCTTCCAAAGTAAGCGCCATTAGTGCTGCTATTAGCAGTTCGCGCTTCATAAAATCCAGTTGGTGTTAAATCTGAAGCAGTACCAGAGGATGCAGGAAAACCATTGTTATTAGTGCTTGTAAAAGTAACTGCTGGAGTGCCTCTCATTGTTACTGGCAATCTGCACCAAGCATAATAAGTTACACCTGAAGTAACATTTCCCGAGAAAAAGATATTGTCATAAGCAGAATATCCATTTGCTCCGCTGAACCAGTAATACCGCTGGCACAAGGCTAACTCTCCTTGGAGTGTGCCACCTGCTCGGCTGAATGGGGTGGCTACCTTGCCCTGCTCTAGTTGTATTCCCGTAATTCGGACTGTAACGCCTGAGCCTTGAGCAGTGTCAGGAATAAAACCTACGCGCAATCCAACTGCATCTGATGGAACTGTAAATGTTCCTGTAAATCTTGTCCATCCAGAAGCGTTTGAGGCATTGCCAAAAGCGTTAATTGCCACATTGGTTGTTTGTGAGCCTAAAGCATCTGTGCTGTTTGAGTAATCAATGTAAGAATAAAGAATGCCAGCATATCCACCTGTTAATTTTACATAAGCAGATATAGTAAATGTTTGCCCACGCATAGGCTTTACAACTGCTTGCTCTAATGCTTGATAATACTGAGCAAACGCAGAAGCGCCACTTGTCACATATTTCAGCGCATACTGCACACCAATCGCAGATGGCAAATCAGAAGTTTCTTGAGAAATTGTTGTTGTTCCAATAAGATTTGCATACCATCTATCAGCCGTTGAATATGTCGCTTGAACAGTTGATGTTGTTGTGGCTCTCTGCCAAATGTCAAACCCACCGTTAGCCACATAATTTTTGCCAGCCACAAACGGAGCTACTGCCCCACCTGTGTTCTGCTCAACCGTTGAGGTTAATTGCGCTCTGCTCATTATTCACCTGCCTGTGGGATAGAAGATTGGAGTGTGCTTGCAGCTTGCATAGCATCGTAAATGCTTTTTGGCATTGAAGTAAATGTGCCGTCAGCCCGATTGATAAATGCGTATGAAACGGTTGTTCCGTCTGGTTGAGGAATATCTTGATAAGTAATTGTGTCCACTATAACTCCGCACTAAATCCTAGGTAAGCGCCAGAACTTGTATTTGTTATGTTGCCAATCTGACCTTGGCTCCAAGCGGAATCTGAACCGCCCTTTCCATATGTAACTCCTACGGCATTTGAATTGCCATAATATGAAGCACTCCAAGTTCCAGACGAATAAGAATTTACACCATAAGTTTGAACTTGCAAGCCTGAACTACCGCCATCAAGAACTAATGCAGTAGTCCTCATTGGTACTGGCGTTGGGATAGTAAAGAACCAGTTTGTTGTGCTAACTGCGGGGGCAAATGCAAGAATAGAACCAGAAGAACCAGCAGCCGTATAACGGGTGTAATACCTCTGGCAAGCGGCTAACTCCCCCTGAAGTGTGCCACCAGCGCGGGAGAAGGTTGTAGCGGCTGCGCCTAGTTCAAGTTGCGCCCTTGACCAAGTGATGTAATCGCCATTGTTCATACCGTTTGCATAAAGAGCAATACGCAAAGTTTTGGCAGTTGATGGGATTGAAAAAGTATAAACAATTTGCTGGAAAGAACCTGATGTAGTTACGGATTTGATTGCCGTTCCTGTCAAGGTTGTATAAGTTCCAAGAAAAATATCGTCAGTATTGGTTGAATAGTCAATACCAATCGTAGGGGATTTGCCTGAAGTACCAGCAACCCAAGCAGACAAAGTAACAGTCTGACCCGCAAGCGGTAATGTGTTGAAAGTTTCAACCACTTGATACATTGTATTTCCAACTGAGTTGGCAGAAGCAGTTACGCGCAAGCCGTACTTCTGACCAGCCTGAACCAATGATGTATCTTGAGTGACTGTTCCAGCCGCATTGAAGTAGTTAGTCCAACGGTCTGCGGTGTATTGAGGTACACCTGCTGAGATGCTGAAAGAAGTTCCTCTTTGCCAAATATCCATTACGCCATTGATGAGAGTGTTTTTGCCAGCAGCCTGATTGCCAGTCCAAGACACCCCACCACCAGCAGAAGAGTTTGCAACGAGTGTTGTGCCGTCAGCGCCTACGCCGAGGTTGGTAACGGATCCAGATCCGGTCGCAACGATTGTGTCGCCCTTAGCTGTAACAGTTGAGAGAGGAATTGCATTAGCAATAGCAAAAGTGTTTTGGGAATTGATAGTGACCAAATCACCAACTACCAGCGCATTGCTGAGTGTTACTGAGGTTCCATTAGCGGCGGTGTAGTCTACACCACGTTCTAATAGAACCCCATTAACGAATAACTGCTCCCCACCTACAGCGTAGGAGAGGGTGACTGAAAAGCCATCCACGCCTGAAAGCGTGGTCTCTCCACCCACGGCGGTATAGCGCCATGTACGAGGGCTATTCTGCGTGGAAGCTGTAGTGTAGGAACGAGTCATTTAATTATCCCTTGAGGGCTGCGATTTCTTCTGGGGTAAGGCCAAGCTTTGCAAGCTTGTCTGCTGCTGAAGCGGCTGCTGCTGCCTTAGCCGCATCTGCCTCTGCCTGAGCTGCTTGCTGAGCTGCAAATGCTTCAGATTGAGCCTTCTGAGCTGCAATCTCATCTGCTGTCATATCACGTGTAGTAGAGATGCTGGTTGAGCAATCTACTTCCACGACTTGTGGAACTGTGGCTGTATCTGCCATTTTGTATCTCCTTCGTACGTTGGATTAAATTATACCACGTCTGGTATAAAGCTGTTAGATTCCGTAGAGAGTGAATACAGAATATTGAGCAATATTTTGCCCCGATGTTGCCGTATCAAAACTAAGGGTTGTAATGGCAGCGGTACTAGACCAAAGTTCAGCAGAAAAAGATGGATATGCGGTGCTTGAATTGGCTTCTGCCACTACATCTATTAAAACTTGTTTGTAAGTTGAGATTGTATAATTAGGAATGTAAATACTGCAAGCGGTGAAAATATTTGCAGTATTAGTTCCATTTATTGTTGCTATGGCGCGATTGGTGCTTCGGTTTGAGCTTGTGCTTGAACCTGTTCCATTCCCAAAAGTATTAGAAATATTGGCTTGACTGCCATTAAAATACATACCTAAAGAATCATAAGTGCTATATGTGCTGGCAGCAGATATATCTATTTTTAAATCTGTGTATGTTTGAGGGATTGAAGAAAAAGTTATTGTTCCCAATCCACCTGAACCAACAACGACAGATGCAATTTTAGTTAGTGTATTAGCCATTTTATGCCGCCGTTATTCCGTAGAGGGTTGCTGTTGTTCCTGCAACATAAACTGTTCCATAAGATTGACCGAAAGATATTGCGTTAATGGCGGCGGTATTTCTCCATGTAGAAACTGCCATATCTACAAATCCGCCGCTACTATAATCTGCTCCGCCCCTGCCAAGCATAGTTTTATATCCGATTGTGTTAGCGTAATTTAATACAGTGAAAACTACGCTACCGAAAATATTTGCTCCGTCTGACCCTCCGGAAGTTGAACCAGCCCAACCAAAGTTTGCATTGTTTGTGCGAGATGAACCTACGCCCGAACCATTGCCAAAAATGTATGTATAAGAATAACTGCTAGTGCCATCATTGTTGAATTGCGGAATGATTTGGCTATATGGAGTGCTGTAAGAATTGCGTCCATAAACAACACACACTAAATCAGTATATGTTTGAGGAATTGAAGAAAATGTAATAGTTGATGTGCTTGACCCGCTAACGGTATATGTCGCAATAGGTGTATATGTTGATTGAGCAGCCATGATTTTCTCCTATGCAATTCCGTAAAGGGCAATTACCGAACCGGCAGCGAATCCTGTTTGAGATGTGCCGCCGAATTGACTAATCGTAGCAATAGGATCATTTGTTAGCATTACAGTAGAAGATAAACCTACTGCGCCAATGCTGTTGGAATCGTAACCACCGAACATTCTGACAGTTTTATTTTTATTTGGATTTGAATAATCTAAGATATCGATAACATAAGCACCGAATACATTTGATGAGAGATAAGCATTTGCAAATCCTATAGATAAATCTCCGTAGTTAATGCCGGTGTAAGATTGAGAATAACCTGTGCCATTGCCAAAAAGTGAATGCCCTGCAAATTGATATGCGGTGCTGCCGTTGAATCTAAAGAATGGATTTTCATTTACGCCACCGCTGCCGGTGTATGTACCTCGCACATAAACTCGTAATTGCAAATGAGTGTAGTTTTGGGGAATATTGGTAAATGAAATTGTGCCGCCCGATGGCGAAGTTACTGTTGCAATACTTGCATAAGAATTGGCACTTGTTACCGCGCTTGATGTAGCCGATGAAGCTGTGCCAAGAGAGTTGATTGCTTTAGCTGTGAAAGTAGTTGAGTTACCTAGAGTCAATGGAGCAACAATGGGACTGCCGCTTCCATAAGTCGTATTACTACTGTTATCTGTAACAGCGTAAGTTATTGCATTATCAGAGCTAGTAGGAGTGAAAGATACTGCCGCAAACCCTGCTTGATCTGTTACAGCTCCGATTGTAGGAGCTACCGGAGAAGTAGTTGAATATTGCGGGGCAACTCCATAAAGCGTAATAGTTGTATATTGCGCAAAAGTACCAAATGTTCCAATAGTTAATTGAGTGATAGGTGCAGTAGTGCGAATAAGCCCTGCCCCCAATGTTTGAACAGAAAATGCTGCATTTTGTTCCGCAACGATATCACTTACTATTTGCTTGAAATTACTAGATGTGTAGTTAGCAATTTTAATCGTAGCAATACTGAATGAATTTGCAGTTGAATTGGCTTCATTTATTTGACCAGCATAATAAAAATCACCACTACTGCTGTATGCTTGATCGGAATAAACACCTGAGCCGTTACCATATAAACGAATGCTTGCGTAAGAGTTGAAACCGCTTAAACCGCCTACTTGCATATACATTTGATTAGTAACTGTTGAGTCCAAACCTCTGCCAGACACAACTATTTTTAAATCAGTAAATCCTTGCGGAATATTATTAAAGACGACATTACCGCCACCGCTGCCGACAGTTTGTGTGAAAATGGGTTGCATAAATACAGACATTGTTATGCCCCTGTCGTATTAGAAACAGAGACCCCATAAAGGTCAATTCTAGAATATTGAACGAATGAACCGGCTGAAGGAGTAATAGTTAAACTAGTAATCGCTGCTGTACTTAACCATATTCCTGACCATAAGCCAAGCAAACCTGCACTTGTATTGAAATCTGCTCCGTTAATTGCTTGAACAGTTTTATATTTGTGAGTGTTTGTATAATCTAAAATATCACCAACGCTTATGCCATAAGTATTTGCGGTATCCGTATTTCCGCCAACCCAGCCAAGGTCAGTAGACCCTGTAAAACTTGATGAAAATGGGCTTCCCGAATTAGTGCCATTACCGCCTATGTAATGTGTATAGTAATTTCCTACCGTGAAATCACTATTGAAATTGAGTGGCATATTTGTTCCGGAAGAACCTGATGATCTTCCAAAAGCGCGAATATGTAAATGGGTGAATGTTTGAGGAATTGAAGAAAATGTAATGGAAGCTGCTCCACCTGAACCGACAGTAGAACTAGCAATAGGGTACATACTCATTGACCTACGCTCCTAACGCCATATAGAGCCGCACTTGAACCTGCTACAAAATTGCCATAAGTGGCTACTTGCAAAGTAGTAATTGCAGATGTTTGCGCCCAAAGACCAATAGTTAAAGCAGATACCCCTGAACCATTGACATTTCCGGCGCTTTGGATTAAGCAACTTTTATTTGTCGTAGTGCTGGCATAATTTAATAAATGTGCTTCGCTCATGCCATATAAATTGCTAGGCGCGCCCGAACTTGGAAATACTGCAACTGTTGATTGGAAGCCGTATGTAGGGCTTGATGTTGTGAATCTATTTGATGCGTAAGAAGAACCATTGCCATACAAACCTGTTGCGCTAAAATTAGCAGTTCCTGACGCCTGTTGCGTGTATAAAGATAATCCTGAAGGCAGCACTCCACCGATATCTGATCTGCCATATACAACCAAATATAAATCTTGATAGATTTGCGGAATGTTATTGAAATAAATAACAGCCGTAGTGGTAGTTAAAGATTGATATCCAAGAGGAACATAAGCGCCATGAGCGCTAGCATTAAGAGAAGGAATAAGAGCAGGACTCATGCGGTGATATCTCCTACCAAGACCCACGTATCTGTGGCTCTCTTAATAAGAGTTGCTGCTGACCACTGGGCACGAAGCTTTAGCCCAGGGTTTGAATTTAATGTCACCCCGCTTGTTGCTGCTACAGTCACCTGACCAGTGTTTGTTTGAAGTAACTGGATTTGTGTACCGATTGGGAAAGCCACTGTAGCGTTTACTGGGATTGTGAGAGTAATAGGTGAGGTGTTGCTAAGCTCAATGTTCTTAGAAACATCTGTCAAAACCAAGGTATACGATGTTCCTGTTTGGGCGTTTGTCACCATAGTTGGAAATGCGATTTGGTTGACGTATGCGAGAGCTGTCCAGGTAGAAGTACCGTTGCCGATCTTCATATAACCAGTATCGGTCTCAACGCCTGGCTCACCAGCTGCAAGAATTGGGTTTGTGGAAGTCCAAAGAGCCGCTGTACCACGGCGTAGTTGAATCTGTGTTTGTACAGCCATTATGGCGTTCCTCCGTTAAACGTATTAGCCCAACTTGCGGTGGTTGGATCGCCACCGTTATATGCAGCAATACTATCATAAGTTCCGCCATCTACGGCTGTGATAATAGAGCTTGCTGCGCCACTGCCTCCGGCACCTACTTCTAACCAGTAGCTAGAGTAGTAGATAAACAGCTGACCGGTATTAGAGTCAAACCACAAAGCTCCCGTAGTTGGGGTTGGCGTGGTTGGGGCTGTTGCCGAAACTGTGATGCTTCCGCCACCGCCTGCAATGGTTGTCCATGCTGTGCCGTTATAGACCTTTACGGTATTGCTGGTGGTATTGAAATATAGGTCGCCTACTGTACCCGTAGCTGGGTCAGCTGCCTCATTTAAGAGGTTTATAGGGGTCAGGAATGGGCGTGACACCTAAGCCTCCTATGCGTGGACTACTACTCGGATTTGGTTCGTTGTAGGGGCGTTTGCAAAGGCTACTGTAATTGTGTTCGTAGTAGAGTGCGTAACGTCCGCAACATACTCAACAAAAGTTGAGTTATCGTACAATGTTACCATGACATCTTGTGTTCCGAGATTGTGGGTGACTGTGAAGGATGTGCTTGAACCGTTACCGATTGATGTAGCGTACTTACGTACTACCACAGTGCTGTCTACGGCCACTGTATTGGCTGTAGCGGCTCCGGATCCTGTAAGGGTAATACCAAGACCAGCGGTTACTGTTAGGCCGCTAGAAGAGGTTGCAAGGCCTGAATTGGTGGCAAGGAGGATCAAGGCACCAGAGGAGTTTGTTGTCAAACCACCTGTGCTTGTTGGGTTAAAGGTTAAGCCACTGCTTGAGGTAGCAAGACCTGAAGTAGATGGGAGAAGGATGTACCCGCCAGTAGATCCTGTAGCCAAACCGCCAGTTGATAGTGGGGCAAAGGTGAAGTTAGATCCGGTTAGGGATACGCCGTTAGAAGCTGTGTAAGTTCCAGCACCAGAGAACTGAGTAAAGTTAAGTCCGTCTGTACCAAACTTGATACCGTCATATGGAGTTGTTGAGGTACCAACTACTGTCTGTACCCAACCAGTCTTTCCATATACTGTTCCGTATGATACGTAGATAAAGTCACCAGCAACTACCTGAGCCTGAATATGGTTGTCATAGTCAGTAGCACGGGTGAGAACAGTTGCTACGCCTGAAGATCCGTTTGTTGTTACGGTATAGATACCGTTAGCAATAGAGGTTGATCCCGCATAAGCAGTAACACCGCCTGTTACAAGAACACGGTCACCAAGTTGAAGTGGATCTGGACCAGTATCAATTGTTAGCTGACCTGTTGCAGCATAAGTAATTGTTGCACCAACACCTGTACCACCATCAGCACCAGTTGTACCGGCTGCGTAGGTACCCGCAATAGTTCCTGCAATTAAGAATTCAACAGAACCGTGAACGTTAAGTGAGCTTGCAGCTGCATCAGCGTATGCCTTGTTAACTGCATCTCCAGCGTTAACTGGTGTTGCAAGATTTGTGATGCTGTATCCGCCCATAGAGAATGAAGCGGTTGGTGTACCAAAGGTATTAAGTGGGAAGTTAGCAGTAGTGAGGCCGTGGCTGTGACCTGAGTCAGAAGCTGTTCCTACTGAACCTGCAGTGCTAGATGTAGAAGATACTGCGTTAGCTGCTGTAGCAGAAAGTGATGGGGTTCCGTGTGTGTGGTCTGAGTGAGCCACTGTTGTAGCAGAACCTGTTGAAGCTGAGATGCCGTATGTAATAGCGGCTGTTACTGAACCAAACCCCGGACCAGCATGTGTGTGGTCTGCACGAGCGTAGTTAGTTGATGTTCCATCAGCAGATGTGCCCGCAATAGTAAGAGCGGTAGATTGACCAGAACCAAAAGCCTGAGTCTGTTGCCAAACAGTTCCGTTTGACTCATAGATCAAATAGTTATCGGTTGCGTAGTAGAACGTACCGGCAGAAACTGACGATGCTGTTGGACGAGCTGAGAGTGTACCAGCAGAGATTGCTCCTGCTTCAGCCCATGCGGTACCGTTGTAGATGTAAAGATTGTTAGTGCTGGTGTTGTAGTAAACCTGACCTGTTACAGGCGTTGACGGTGCTGTAGCTAGGTTTTGAATACGAGCATTCTGAAGTTCATTCTGATTCAGATTGATCGGGGTTAGAAAACTACGGGCCATTTATTCTTCTCCTTAAGAAAGGTAAGCGTTTCCACTAAAAGCCGAGGTGAACGTGACAGTCAGGTTGTTCGTATCGGTGTAGTGGATCTCACCTTCTACTATGGTACCTGCTGAGTCTACAACAGTTACGTTCGGATAAAAGTTTAAATTATGCTGAATTACCCAGGTATTGTTTGGAACCATCTGGGTATAGTTAAAGGCAATAGCTGGAATAGCTAGTGTCTGGCTAGTTAAAACAATAGGAGCCGGCTCATTGATTGTTACGGCTTCTTGGTTGCAATTCCCGCAGGTACAGGTTCCTGTGCCACTGCAAGAATAGGTTATATTAGTTGTGGCTGATGTGCCAGAAGGGGTCCAGACTGTAGGGCTCATACGACACCATATCCTGAAGAGTTAGTGACCGATGGGAAGGTGTGGACTTTACCGCCAAAGTATGTCTTTATTAGGCCGTTTTGGTCAGTCAACCTTAGGTCATAGTACGAAGTTCTTGGAAGTCTTTCCGTGACACTGCTTGGAAGAGTCATCTTTAATAGGCTTGGGTAAGACCCGCCCAAAGGAGTTACCTTTGTAATACTAAAGGTGCCTAGTACAACAGGACCAACTTGTGAGAAGTCGCTGTTCTGGTATAGGACAATCTCTGAAGCTGGGGTGTAATTGGTAAGATCAAAGGTAAAGCCGAATTCCATAGCAAAGTCGTCTCCAGAGTACATCTCCAGATCCTGTACCATAATTGGCTCTGGGGGTGTAACATCCCCGTATGTAGGCATTGGTAGCATGACACGCTGTGGTAGGGACCAATCGTCAACCTCTTGTGGCCTATAGATAGGGACATAACGATTTGTAAGGCGGCTGATACGGCGCAAGCTAGCAACCTCAATACGGTAAAGACCGACATTGAGCATAGCACAGAGTTCTTTGTACTGTTCTTTACGGGTTTGTACAATCTCCATCAACTGACGATAGCGTTCAGTTCTAGGGATATTTACTCCATCAGGAGAAAGAATGTCAATATCAAATGCCGCATCAGTTGCCAAGGTATATAGGGCCAAGGTTGACGCCAAAATAGTTAGTGGGTACTCTTCAATAGGCGGCAAGAAAGCAAGTTGAGTAATACTACTGCCCAAACTTGTGGTTTCTGTACCGGCATGTTGAGTAAAAGCTGTGTTGATAAAGTAAGCAATGTCAGAGTCTGTAAAGTAGCGATATGCCTGACCTGAGATATTAATGATGGCGCCATTAACTGGGGCCACTGCCAAGGTAAGAACTCCTGTGCCCTCTTCAATAATAGCTGTAGAAGATACGCTCTGAGTATTTATTGAGGCTACTGCCTGAGCTGAAGGGGCATTGGTGATTGCTGTACCTGTGGCACTGCTGGCCACTGTAAAACCTGTTGCTGTAACCCCGGTAATAAGAACATTTGTTAGGTTAAAGGCTGTGGTAGAAAGGCCTGTAATAGTTACTTGTTGTCCCACTACAAAGTTGTTGCTTGGAGTTACATATGTAATAACGCCTAAAGAGGCTGAAGCTCCTGTGACAACCGCTGTTGAGGCTGGAGTTGTTATGTTAACTGAAAGGGTAGAACCTTGAACTGGAGCCTGAGAAAGTTGAAAACGGGCCGTAGAGCCATCTCCGGTTAGTACGTCTACGAAGGATCGTGCAGTATCGCCAAGTTCTGAGCGTAAACTGCTGGAAAGCGCACTTAATGTTGCCACAAATCCTCCATCGGAATAGTAGGTAAATCATCCAACAAAACAAGCAATTAGTCTTGCTAAAAAAAGGGCTCTCATAGACAGGAGGGCGGTTGTCTATGAGAGCGATCTAGGGGTGCAGCTTACATACGGTCGTACAAGTAACCCTTTTCCTGAAGGTGTGCTGCGACATGCTTCGGTACCTTGTACTTCTTACCTGCTTGGAAAGAATAATGATTACCAGAGCCAATTGTGACCATATCTAGGTTCTCAGCTACTCGGATGATGACCTGGTCATCTGCAAGGCTTACGCCTACGCTTTCAACTTCATCAAGAACTGTTGGTGCTTCTGGCTTCTGTGTAAGATCAACGACTTCAGTCTCATCTTTGTGAGCCTTAGTCTGTGTAGCTAATGAAATCTCATTAGCACGCTCTGCTAGCGCTTCTGCGTTTGCCTCTAGTAGGGCCTCACGCTGACGTCCTGTAACATCTGTAACTTTTGCTTTTGCCACGATATATATTCTCCTGTTAGTTAGATTGTTTAATGTACTTAATTGCGGCCTTTAGAAGTTCTATATTGTCCATAAACCTACCTAAGCCATTATTGCACTGATTACAAAGAAGTCCCCTTACTTCACCGGTATCGTGGGAATGATCCACACAAGCCTCTGAAGTATCAGAAAACGGAGTTTTGCAGATGGCACAGGATTCCTCCTGATCTTTCCACATCTCCTGAAACTGTTCCCACTCAATACCGTATTTACTTCTACGATTATGTGTAGATATGCATTTTCTACAGCTTCTAGAGCCATCCGATTTAATTCTAGTGTTCTCTTCGTTGTATTCATGACCATTTGCACAATGGGTCTTATTCTTATTCCAAGTTCCTATAGTATCTGATTCAGGTATTCCTTTACGCTTTCTTTGCCAATTCATTCGGCAAATCTTGCAAATTACCTTACCAGCTAATCTAGCCCCTTTGGGATATGTATAAGCAGTTTCTTCTGTAACCATATGTCCGTTAGAACATATACTGCCAATATTCAATTTTATTCTTGCCATGTTGCCTCCGATACCTAAGAGTGAAGGTTTACCCCTCACCCTTAGTATATCAGAGTTCAGACTTATTACAGACCAGTTTGGGTCCTAATTCGTCTCGGCTATGACCACACTTTGGTCAGTTATGAGCCCTAGACCGTAAATTGCGTACCAAGCAAGTGCATGCTCACGACCGAAGTCCAAGATACCACCATCACGAAGCTCAACTGGAAGTGAGATAGCGTGACCGAATGCGTTGTCTCCAATGAAGATAGCTGAGTAGCGATCGTTTGAACCGTTACCTGTAGCTGTT